ATCGCCGGCGCCGACCGTCATGGCGCTGCGCATCTCATCTGCGCCGCCGCCGGACGCGCCGAATTTCGGCGCCGAGGTCGAAACGGCCCGCATCGTCGGGCGCAGCGCCTGGGTGATTCCCTCCGCAGCGCCAAACACGGCCGGAAACGCAGCGCCGGACGCGCCGCCCAAGATGGCGCCGCCCACGCCGTCGCTTGCGTAGTCGCCCACCGTCTCGCCGTCAGAATGCCCAGCGCCGGCGACGAAACCATAGGGCGCGCCAATCGCCATCCCCGCCAGGATTCGCCGGGTGAGATTGCCGCCGCCGCCGGTCGCGAGGCGCTCGGCGGCGTTGACGCCCGGCATCGCGAAGCGCCGGCTCGCCGCAACCGCAGCGGCGCGCGCGCCCTGACCGACAACGCCTGCGCCGACACGCCCGACAAGGCCCGGGCCAATGAAGGGCAGGGTGGACCCTGCGACCTGACCACTGAGGAACCAGCCCTGGTGATCGCGCTGGGCGGCGCGCTGGCGCGCGCGCGAGGCGTGGACGGCGTTTGAATAGCCCGAGCCGAAATCGCCGCCGGACAACGCCGCCGAGATCCCGCCGCCAACGCCCATCGCCTCATCACCGAAGCCGAACGTGAGACCGTCTGCGGCGCCAGAGGCGAAAGCCTGCGCTGCGTTCATGCTGCGAGATGGCTCGCCCTGCACATATTTAAGGAACTCGTTGCCCTCTTGGGCAGCGGGCTCTCGTCGCGTGTATTTGAGGAACTCGTTTTCAGCCACGGCGCCCTCTTACCGAGTGTATTGGTCCGCAGAACCCCGAGGCAGGCCAAACGCGTCTTCAAAGCTTCGCTTGCGCTCAGGGGTTGGGTTGCGCCGGAGATCGGCCACCGCGTCGGGGGGGACGTACACCGTCTGACCCGACGGCGTGCTGTTGAAGGCGCGCTCGCCCTCTCGCGGTATGAGGTAGGCCGGCGTCCGAACACCGATATCCTCTGGTCGCAGATTGACCGCCGCCAGCTCCGCAGACGAATTGAGATACTGCTGGCGCATCAAGTTCTCAATCGCCCCGACACGGCTGACCAGAATCTGCGAAAGGGCGTAGCGCTGCACGTCGCCGATTTGCCCGCCTCTGCCGGTCAGCCACTTCTGCAGGCTCTCGACGGTGGTCGGAAGGCTTGCGGCGGACAGAGTCCGGATGTCCGATTCCGTCAGGACGCCGGCGCCCTGAATCGCTTTGGACACCGAGAACGTCAGCTGCGCGTCCTGCTGGGCGAACGTGTTCGGATCGAAACCCTCGGGCTTCTTGAGGCCACGGCTCCACGACCTCAGAGACGCCTGCGCGTACGGCAGCGCGCTCGCGAGCTGTTGCGTATCCTGCTGAAAATCCATGATGTTCTTGTTCATCTTGCCGGCGGTGTTGAGGCGCTGCAGCCGCGTCAGCTCGCCCTCCTGAGCGGCGCGATAGGCACCGGCGCGCTGCAGGCTGTACTGCCTGTCGCCTGATGCCGTGAACTTTCCGGTGCCGGTCTCATTGCCGCGCCAGTCGACCTTCACATACTCACCGCCGTCGCCGACACGTTGAATGCCATCCGGCCCCATGATGTAGTATTTGCTCAGCGCCTCGGATTGCTGCTGATGAGACATGAAGGGCAGCGATTTCCGCAGCCCCTCGGGCAGGGACGTGTCGAGAATGGCGTTCGCGACAAAAGCCTTGCGCTGCTTCTCATCCGCCCATTTAATGCGCTCCTGACCACGCTGCTCGTCGGCGAAGCTGGCCGCATTTCTGTTCCAGCCGAACTCCTCGCGGGCCATCTTCAGCTGCTCGTCTTCGCGCTGCCGTTGGCGTCCGAGATTGTTGACCTGGGCGATGTCTTCGCCGAGCTGACCCCAGCCGCTTTTCCCGGCCGACGGGTCGTTCAGCCACTTGGCCTCATTGTTCGAGATCATCGAGAGCCAAGGACTCATGCGCTCGATGGCGGACGTTCCGCTTTCATCGGGCGTCACCATGCTGCTGAAGCCTTGCGCAAGCCGGTCAAGGAGAGAGAATTTCTTCGGCTCCACCGGGCCCAAACCGTCAGTGCTGAGACCTGACGTATCGCGAACGCCGGGGTCCGGAATGTCCTGGCTTGCCAGGTCGCTCAGAGGGGCGAGGTCGTCTGCGCGTGCGCGCGCGCCCGGCTGCGGCTGGCGCGCCGCCGCGGCGGCGGGGGCGGGCGAAGGACTCGCCGCTGCGGGCGGCGCAAGGGTCGGCGCCCCCATTTGCGGCGCGGCTGGCGCGGCGGTCATTTGCGGCGTCAGGGGGCGAACAGCGCCCGCGCCCGCGCTCAGCGCGCCGGCGCCCGGGTTGACAAAGGGGTTGGTCGCCGCGCCCGCGAGACCGCTGCGCACGCCGGCGCCGATGTTCTGGAGAAGATTCGACGGCAGCATCGGTGCGCGCGGCGGGCGCTGCACCGACATGGCGCCAGGAAAATCGCGCATCCGAGGACGCGCCATCACTGCCTGATTGGCGGCGGGCGTTCCCATTTGCGGCGCGGCAATCGCCGCCGATCCCATCGGCGCTGCCGCCGTGGCGGCGGACATCGGCGCGGCGGTCTGCTGAAACATGCTTGCCTGCACGGCCTGCTGCTGCGCTGCGAGCAGGGCTGCCTGCTGCTGGAGCGCCTGCTGCTGCGCCCACGGCGTCATGTTGAGGAACGGATTGGGGCGGGTGCTGAGCATGTCCGCGAGAGTATCACGCGCGGCGCGACCGACGCTCATTCTGCACGGCGCCAAGCGCGCCCGCGCCGCCAAGCGCGCCCGCAACCGAGAGCAGCGGCTGCTCGCCGCGGATCATGCGGCTGAGTGCGTCTTCCTCGGAGATCTGGCGTTCGCGCGCCGTCACGCCTAGGCGATCCTTGAACGCCTCCAGAAGCGGGCGGGCGTCTCGCACGTCCGTGATGTCGGCGCCGCCGACCCAGGCCGCCGCCTGCGCCTGTGCAGGCGTCAGCCCGTGTCGCTCGGCGAGGTCGCTGTAGTATTGCTCCAGCGCGGCGTATTCGGTCGGGCGAGGGCGCGCGGACCAGTAGGCGGGCTGTTCGAAGGCGTCCGCGAAATTCATGAGGCCCGCATCGACCAGCTTGCGCGGATTGATGCGGGTCATGCCCTCCGGACTGTCGTCGGCGACCTGCACCGAATTCTGCAGGAACCGCTTGTCGCCCGAGAAGATCGCCGGCAGACGCAGCGCATGCCGGTCGAGGGAAACGGGCGTCTGGTTGCCGCGGACGTTCTGCGCAAAGCTCGCGGTCTTTGCGGCGGTCAGCGGGAATCCCTTGCCCGAGAAATAGCTGTCCAGCAGCCCGCGCTGCGTCTTCTCCGTCATCACGCCATAGGGCGAGGGCGCGTGGGCGGGCATGGCCTCGCCGCGGCGGTCGAGCCCATAGACCCAGGAGGCGCGCCGCAGGTTCTCCGGCACGCTTGTGCCGGGGGAGGTGAGGCCGACAATGTCGGCGTAGCGGGCGAACGCGGCCTTGCCCTCGGTCGGCCCCAGCTCCTTGATGAACGCCGCAAGGAGCGGCGCGGTGTCGTACCAGCGATCCGCCCTGAGGGAGCGGCCCTCCTCAATCGCATTGTTCATGCGCCGCTCGACCTCGGGGTTCGTCACGAGATCCCGCATGCGCTCAGGCACCTTGCGCGGCTTGTAGCGCGCCAGCGCCTTCTGCGCCCCCATGGTTGTGGCGCGGAGGGGCGTGTTCAGCGCCTCCAGGGGGGATGCTGATCTCGCGGCGATGGCCAGCGCGCGTCGGAAGCCGCCGGCGCTCATGCGGCGCTCAGCGTCGGCGCATCGGCCCGCGCGCGCTGCGACGCCGCCAGAGCGCCGCCGCCGCCCAGAGCCGTAAGCAGCGCCACAGCGGCGCCCTCGCCATGACGGCGCGCAATCTCGTCAGCAAACGCCTGCCAGCGGGCGTCGAGGCGCGCACGGAGCGCTCGAAATCCCTCGGCGGTACGAGGGTATTGGAGTCCCGAGCCCGCTGGATCGCGCGCAAATCCGCCACCGAGGTCAGCGGCAGGCCCGCCAGCTCCTCCGGCGTCGGGGGGCGCCATTCGCCCTGCATAGTCCTCCGCCTCCACATAGTCCGACCGGGGCAAGTCGATGTCGGCGCCCTGCACCTGATAGGGCAGGCCGCGCCGGCCGAAAGCATTCTGGGCCGCGCCCTTGACGGCGCCAAGATCCGGCGCAACGGGGCCATCCGCCCCGTAGGAGGGGTGGATATCCATTACATAGGAACGCGGGCCGCTGCGCCAAGTCGAGAGCGCATTGTCCGGCAGGTCGCGCATGACGTCGCGCGCCACATCCGGCGACAGAGGGCCGTCGGAGGCGGCGTGAATGCCGTAGGCGCGCATCGAGTCTGGACCGGGCGGATCGAACAGCGAGGCGTCGCGGCGGGTCGAAAACGCCATGGCGGCCTGGTCAAGCTCACGCCCAAGCACCGCATTGAGCCGCCGCGCCCTGTCCATGTCGACGTCCGGCGGCAGCGAGATCCGGAGGTTGGGCGCGAGGGCGCCGTCATACGATCCGGCCGAGGAGAGGGGATCGCGCACTGTCGGCGCGCGATAAGCGTCCTTCGGCATGGGCAGGCCCGCCACCTCCTCCAGCGCCGCAGCAAACGCCGCCCTGGTGCGGGGGTCTTCCATCTCGCGGATAAGGCCGGCCGTGTATTGCTCCGCCATGGGGTCGCCCGCCGCGCGGGCGCGGGCGAAGGCCTCCGCGGCGCGGCGACCGGGATCGCGCAGCATGGTGTTCAGCTCGATGGTCATGACGGGACGCCCGCCGCCATAGGGACGCTGCCGCACCGCCTCCTGCGCCGCCCGCCGCAGCGCGGCGCGAACACCAAAGTCTGTCGCCCCCATCAGACCTCCTCCATCAACGGAGCGCTCGCATCCGCAACCGCGTCTCGCGCTGCGGCGAGCGCCGCCGCGACCACAGTATAGCGCTCCGGATGGTGGCGCTGCAGATAACGGACCTGCGCATCCTTGACGTCGAGAAAGGCCGTGCAGCACCAGCAGTCGAGCGAGGATTTCACCTCGTCGTAATAGGCCGGCACACCAACGCCTAGGGCATCGAGATATCGAAACACCTCGTCCTCGCTCCACTGGGCGAGGGGGAACTCATAGATGAAGCCGTCCAGCGCCAGGCCGTCGCGCAGGTTGCGGTTGCGATACGGCTCGTCGTTCCGCTGCCCGCGGATGATGCGCTTGATGCCCAGCTCGCGCATGCGCGCATACATGGGCAACCAGATGTTGCTGGCGCAGCATTCCGTCCACGGCCGGAGCGTGGGCCCCTCGGCGCCGGTCAGCTGCTTGCCAAGCGCGGTGTGCGAGACAGGGACGACGTCGACCGGCCACCCGTGCTCGGCGATGTCGGCGATGACATCGCTGCGCACCTCCAGAAAGTGCGGCACCATGGCGGCCACCGCCGCCATCTGCGCGCGCGTCTCCTCGAACGCCGCGCCCGTATTCATCCAGACCACCACAAGGTTCGGCCACCGCGCCCGCATCAGATAGAGCGTGGCGAGGCTGTCCTTGCCGCCGCCGAAATGCAGCGCGGTGTCGACTTCGGGAGGCAGCATCACAGGAAGGCGGACATCCCCGCAATGGCGGACGTGCCGCCCGCCGAAGAAGAGAAGAGGGAGCCGATGCTACCCAGTGCGCCCACGCCCTGCAAGAAGGGATTCTGCCGCTGGAACGGCACCTGCTGCGTTCCGTAGCTGGTGCCGCCAAGCTGCCCCTGGCCGGTCGCGATGGCGTTGAGCCACTCGATGTTGGAGCGGTCGGCGTTCTGGGTGTAATCCCAGCGCGCGCGGTCGGCGTCGATCTGGGCCTGGTCGTAGCCCTCCAGCATCGAGCCCACGCCCATGATGTCGCGCGCACCCTGATTGGCGAAGTCGTAGACGCCCGGCATGGCGCCGATGGCGTTGAGGGTCGTGCCCGAGCGCGAGGCGAAATCGTCGCCCAGAGCGCCGAAGGCGCCGAGGGATTGATTGACGCCGGTGGAGAACATGTTGCCAGCCTGACCAAAGCCGCTCAGTGCGCGATTGAGGCCCTGCTCGAAATAGGCGGGCATCAGGGTCGCGGCATCGTACTGGCGCCCGATTCCCTGTTCGGCAAGCCCCGCCTGCGCATTGGCCGCCTGCAGCTGCCGGTCGACATTACCCTGCTCGTAGCCGGCGAGCTGGCCCGCCGCACCCATGCGGTTGGCCATGTCGCTCTGGTACGCCTGGCCGTACATCTGGCTGGCGACGTCGCCGACGCCCTGTTGCAGAACGTCCTGGTGCGCGCTGGACCCAAACCGTCCGCCGCGGGCGAACATCGTGCTGACGTTCTGGCGCACCGCGTCGGTCGCGCGGCCCACCGCCTGGTCAAGGAACGGGTTGTTGATGAAACCGCCGCCTGCGGCCTGGGTCAGTGTATCGGTGCCGATGCCGGACACCGGCCGGCCGGCAATGTTACCGATCTGGCCGATGAAGGGGTTCGCGCCAGCCTGTCCGGTCATCCACGGCGAAAGCGCCTGAAGGCCCGCGTTCGGTGTACGCGCCGCCGCCGCAGTGGCGCCCATGAACGGATTGCGCGCGCCGAAGCCGCTGGCGACGCCGGCCGCAAATCCGGTCCCTGGCGTCGGCCCTGATCCGAGAATGCCGTTGATGCCGCCCGCCGCCGTCTGCGCCCAGGGCGCCGTCATCTGGGCGTTGTTCTGGATCGCGTTCATGCCCGACACGGTCTGCTGCGAGAACGGCGCGACGGTGTTGCCGGGATAATACTGCGGCGGACCCTGGTTGAAGGTCGACATCGCCGAGCCCATGGCGAGGTTCAGCGCGGGCTGAGCGCCGGACCAGGGCTCGTTCGTCTGCTGCTGACTGACGGTGGTCGTGGCGGGCCGGGAAGATCCCGTCATGGCGTCCTCAGAGTCTGATCTCTGCCGAGCAGGCGCGCATGCGCCACGGCCCCGTGCGCAGGAACGCCCGGCGACCCTCATAATACAGGACGTCGCAGCCCCACGACCTTGCCCAGTCGAGCACGAGCGGCATCCAGGCGCGCAGGCGGCGCATGCCGATGCCGTCGCCAGCGACTGCAGAGATCTGCGCCTCGCGCAGGCCGGTTTCGTAGGTGAGGATGCACGTCGCCATGACGCCGCGCAGGCGGCCCGTTTCGGCGCCGAGCACAAGCCACAGGCCCATGCCGCCCTGCAGGACGTGACGCAGGATGATCTCTGCGGTGTAGCGTCCACCCGAACGCCGGCATGCGCGGTCGAGATAGGCGCCGATCTCGCCAGCGTGCGCGAGAATGAAGCGCTCAAGCGCGCCCGCGGGCGCGCCCGCGAACGTCTCGAACACGTTGATGAGATTCAGGTCCTCGGCTACCGCAGCATCAGGCCCGGGCGCAGGCCCAGCGAGTCGATCCGGCTCACGCCCGTCGTCGCGCCATTGCGCGGTGTCGGCCGGATCTCCACCGGCGGGGGCGGGGGCGGCGTCCTGGTCGGCGACAGCGGGGTGCGCGGCGTCGGCGAGATCGGCCCAAGGGCGCCCGCCGCTGATAGGCCCAGCGCGCCCGGCGAACTGAAGACCGGAGAAAACAGGTCCAAGATCTGCGGGCTCTGCGCCGGAAATCCGGAAGCGAGCATCGGGCTCGACCATTGCAGGAACGGGTTCATGGGCGACGGCCTTCTTGGGCTTCGGTGCGCGGCGCGCGCGGCGGGCGGGGGAGGTGGGCATGAAGACGACTCGGTGGGACAGGAGCGTCATCGTAAGCGGCCCGCGGAGCGCGACGCTCAGGACCAGATTGATGGCTTGGGGAAATCATATTCAAACGGATCGGGCTTCACGTCGTCATCAAGATAGAGGGCCGGAGAGAGCGACGGCGAATACGACTCCCTGTTTGCGCGTTGCCAGTCTGAGAGGAGGCGGTATCTCGCCCGCGCCATGGGCACGTAGATCGCCAGCTCTGCGTCATTGAACGGATAGTCTGCGGGCAAAATCGCAATCTGGCGCGAATCCATGCGCGACACACCGTTCGCGAGATCCTCAACCAACCTTTGGCGCGACGGTCGAGATGCTTCCTTGGCGAGTCGATCAAGAAACGCCGCACGCCAAAGGCGCTCATGCTCCGCCCATCCGGGTTGCGCAAGGCGTCGGCGAAGCAGGGCGCCCATTGCGCCAAAGAGTCTGCCGGTGACCGTCATCCCAGCACCATGAACTCAAACGTGCGGTCGACCTGCGCATTGTTGGCGTGCGTCAGCGTGAAGGTTCGGCTCGCCCTGGCGGAGACATAGACATTGGCGAGCGCCGCCGCGGCGTTGGCCGTCGTGGGCATCAGCAGGATCACGCTCTCCGCATGGGCCAGCGGATGATCGACCGTCGTGGTGGTTGCGCCGGCCGTCAGGGTCACGGACCCGCGTGATTCAATACGCCCCTGCAGCGCGGCGTTGATCGCATCAGCGAGACGACGCGGCGATACGGCGCCGGTCGGGGGGATCTGCCGCGACGCTGTCACCGATACATCCCCTCGCGCTGGCGTTCGGAGAGCTGACGCTGGCGCTCTTCCTCAAACGAGATCAGCGCCAGCTCGCGGGGGTCATAGTCCTGCGCCTGGCGCTCCTTGCGGCGCGCGCGCTCGTTGATGGCGCGCAGCTCGTTGACCCGGCTTTCGTCAAGCCAGTCATCGGTTGCGAAGGGCAGGGACAGCGCCAGGGCGCCGACGCCGGCGGCGGTCGCCGTACGCGGACCAAGGCGCAGATTGCCGGGCTGAACGGCCAGCATCCAGTCCGCCTCTTCCGGCAGCTCCCGCATGGGCGCGGCGCCCATGAATCCGCCCTCGCGCCAGCCGCTCAGATCGGCGCCGCCGACGACGCCAACCTTGCCCGGCGCGCTGCGCTGGCGCTCAAGGGCCGCAAGCACGCCGCTCGGCAGCGCGCGCTCCAGGCGCGCCGCGCCGGCCCGCGCCGCGTCGCTGATGACGCCCGCGCCGCGCATCCAGTCTCCTCCAATCGCGCCCGCGCCGCGCATCCAGGCGCGTCCCGCGCTGCGCGCCAAGCCTGATGTGGGTCCGACCATGAAAACCTCCCTGCGCGCTATTATGCCTGACGCCGCTCGCTTTGCGCGTTGAGCGCGCCAAGTGCGCCGCCCGCGCCGCCCGTCAGCTCCCCGGCAACACGTCCAATCGGCGACGCCATCAGACCTCTCCATCCAGACCAATGGAGACTTCCAGCGCCTCCAGTTTCGACCATTGCGTGGCGGCGGGCAGGCGCAGGCGAAACCGCGCCCAGCGCGCGTTCACGCGGGCAGGGCAGACGCCGGAGCGCGGGTGCATCGCGCGCTCCGTCGACCAGGTCACCGCGTCCGCAGAACGCATCCGCGCGCCGACGGCGGCGTAAGCCTGCGCCGCATCCGACATCGGCATGACGCCCGTGATGAATTGCACCAGGCCCTCAGGACCAAGCACATCATCCGTCTCAATCAGGGCCTCCAGCGCCGCGCCGGAGAAGGAGCCGAGCTTTCGGTCGGCGCCGATGGCGCCGAGCGTCAGCACGCCGCCGGAGAGCAGCGGGTCATCCAGGGAGATCGGGATGGCGTCGAGATTGCCGTAGATCGCGTCGAGATCCTCCAGTGTCGTCGACAGCGCGATGATGCTGGAGAGCACCTCCACAGGCAGGCGCGCATAAGCGAACCGCCCGACCGTCCAGTTATAGATCAGCAGCGAGTCGGGCGCGCCGCTGACGCTGGACGTCGAGGGGTACGCGACGATGTAGAGCTTGTTGAACGGGTCAATGGTGCTCGACATCCGGTACCAGAAATCGCGCTGTGAATCCGCCTGAAACCACTTGTCGACGACCCCGTCGCCGATGGGCTGCGCGCCGGCGTCGGTGAGCTGGTAGAACCCGTCCTCCGCCAGGAAGAAGGTGAACTGTCCGAAACTTGCAATGCTCCCGGGCGCCGCGCAGCCGCGCTCTTCCTCGATGGGCTGAATGTCGAAGATGAGCGGGCCGCCGGTGTAGATCGCCCGCCGGATCATGGTCTGCTGAAAGAAGAAGAGGGAGGTCGTGTTGGACACAAGCCCCGTGATCTCGCCGCCCTTTGGAAACTCGCCCTCGGACGCTTGGTCGACGCCATTGACCCAGGCAGTCGCGTCATTGATCGAGCTGTTGCGATAGCCGAAGGCGCTGCTGCCGAGATTGCCGAGAAAGACGAAATTGTCGAACGCTGCAATGAACTGCGCCACAGGCGGCGAGCCCGCAAGGTTTGCGAAGCCCGGCGCGCCGGACATTGCGACAGACTGCACTGGGTCCTGACCATTCGTGGCGAGGCACAGATCGCCGAACTGGGCGAACCGCCAGCGGGAGCTTTCGGTGCTCGTATAGCCGCCAACCTTGCTGACATCGGACCAGGTGCCGTCGCTGGCCCGCTCGTACAGTTTCGCGGCGTCGCCGGCATACTGGTGAGCGACCCCGGCCTGGTCCTTGTAGGCCGCAAGCCCGCGTCCGCGCGCATCGAGCGCGGCGCCGCTCGTCACCAGATTGTAGAACGGCTCATAGTGCTCGGCGCGCGGAATGATGTTGCGCGCCTCCCGCAGACGGCCACGACCAAGCACCGCGGCGTCCGGTGTCCAGGCGGAGAAGGGGATTCTCATGCGGCGAACTCCCGGCGCCGATCCTGCGCCTGGCGCGCGCGATCAGCGATGGCGAGCGCGGAGGCGGCGCCTCCGCCCGCCGCCGAAGCGCGGACCAGATCCGCAAGCGCGCGACCGATGGCGTCATCCTGCAGGATGCGGCCGACGATGGCGCGCTGGTTTTTGTCGACATGCCCAGGCGGGCTGTGAACGATCAGGCTGCGCTCATCCTGCACTGGGCCATAGCCGAGATAGCGCATGCGCACCCAGGGCGGGAAGACGGCGCGCTTGGCGTCGGTCAGATCGACGCTCTCCTGAGTCAATCGGGCATCTCGTTCGCCCTCAGAGCCCAAGTACCCTTCATTGGCGAATTTCGCCGGATCGCCGACGTTGGCATAGGGGTTGGCCCGCGCCCGCGCGAGATCGCGATCAAGCCCGCGCATGACGGAGTCCCAGTTATTGACCAGCACGGGGATGCGCGCCGGCGGCGCCTGCGCCATGCTCAGCGCCTCGGCGGGGTTTTCGGCCATGCCGCGCGCGAGATAGGTGCGCGCCTGGTCGATGGCCTCCAGATAGCGACGCTGCGCCTGCGCCTGCGTCGCCTCATCAAACAGCCTCTGCGGGGTGTCGCCGATGGGCGTGCCGTCCAGGGCCTGCACGCCATGCTGGGTCTCGTGCAGCGCAATGCGCTTGCCGGAAAAAATCTCGTGCGGTCGGTCATTGGCGAACCCGCGCCCGAAGCGCATCTCAACCGGCGTGAGGTCGCGCCCCCGCAGGACCATCGCCGCGTCGGGGAGGTGGTCATTCGGGCGCTGCTCCATGATTTTCACCGGCAAGGCCATGAGGCGGTCGCCATAGGCGGCCTCCAGACCCGGGTGATGGAGGATGTCGCGAATGCGCGCCCAGTGCGGCGTGCGCGGATCGGTTCCGCGCAGCGCCGCGTCGAACGTCGACTCCGCGCCGTGGTCCGAGATTTCCTGATGCCATGCGCCATTGCCGGCGCGCGTGGTCATCGTGTCGCGCCAGAGCTTGTAGCGATCCTCGCCCGCAAGCTCGCCGCGCCAGGCCGTGATGAGACGGTCCCAGTCGAACGTCCTCGCGCTCGGGCCAAGGAAGGTCGCGGCGGCGGTCGTGTCAGGCCGCAGCGCGCGCCGCGCCGAGCGCAGGATATTCATCACGCCCATGTCAGTACGTGCTCGGGCGAATGCGGCCGGTATTGGTCCGCTTGCGCGACTGGGAAGATAGGCGGCGATGGACCGCCTTCTCGATCATGGTCAGCGCCTCCTCGCCGGCCAAGGCGAGCTGCGCCGCCTCCTGAATTGCGGGCGCCGCCCGCAGGACATTGATGCGCACCTCGGCGCGGGCGCGCTCGCGGATCAGCGCCTCGCCATACGTCATCCAGGGGTTGTCGGTCTCGCTGTCGCTCGTCGGCGCCACATCGAGAAGGCCCGACCAGGTCAGCGTGTAGATGTCGTCAGGGATCGGCCAGAGCCGGAACTGGGCGTTGGCCTTGGCCCAGTAGAAGGGCCGCCCGCTCTGGTTGGCGTCGGTGGCGCGATAGTCGCGCAGAAGGAGGTTGGATTGCTCCTCCAGCGGCCAGGTCTGGCCGCCGAGCGTTCCCTTGATGAAGTCGACGCTAAGGAAATTCGCCGGAGGATCGTAGTATTCGACGCCGTTGGACGTCGATGACGTGGCGGACTCCACCTCGTTGAACCAGAAGCGTTTCCAGCGATAGAAATCGATGGCTGTGGCGATGGCGTCGCCGATCTCGGCGTCAAGATCCGCGCGCGCCAGTTCGTTGGCGATCTTGGTCTTCATGATGGCGCGGGTCGTCATGTCTCATCCTATCACGAGCGGGATCTGGATGGCTGCCGCTCCTCGCGCGAGAGCGCCGAAAGCGCCCCGCCGCCCGCGACCGCGGGCGCGCTCCACACCTTGAGCGCCTGTGGACTGACACCCAGGTCGCGCAGCCAGCGATGAACGCCATCGTCCGCAATAGGCTCCAGGTCCGCCAGCGGCGCCGCGAATTGCGCCGAGGGATCGACATCAAAGGCGCGAACCGCACGCGCCGCGCCAGCGCGCTCCAGCGCATCCTGGATCGCCATGCTCATGATGAAATCGCCCGCCCGAAATGTGTATTCACCATCGTAGACAGGCGGCACGCCGTCGGTCATTGCCCGGGCTGCCCGCATCACATCGAAAACAAGAGACTTCGGGAGGTTGGCGCCGCGCATTTCCTTGTGACGCAGGAGCGCATTGTAGCCGCCATACCGGTCGACCGCAGAAACGCCCCGTGGATCGCGCCCGCCGGCGGCCATGAAGGTTGCGCTGATGTCAGGGACTGAGAGAAGGGCGGGCGCGTAGCCGGTGCGCGGATGGGAATGGTGAAAAATCAGAGGACCTTCCGTGTCAGCGGGCACGAACGGCAGCCCCACGCTCATCCGGCTATGGTCCGTCTTGAGCCTAGAGGCGCCGTCTGGCGTCGCGTAGCCCAGAAACTCCCAGTTCTTCGACGAATCGCTGAACGATGAATGCCCCTTGCGCATCGTATCGATCAGGCGCCGCGCGCCGCCTGCTTCGTTCTGCACCAGCATCTGCCAGCGATAGGGATCGACCGCAGACGGGCGCAGGCGCGACAGCGCCGCCATCGCGCCAGCTGTCACCTTGGGGAGGGGAGGAAGCGCCATGCCGGATCAGGCGCGACGACGCTGCGCTTTCACGCGCGGCTCCTTGACGACCGGGCCGCTGGTCGCCGCCGGCGGAACCGCGCCGTGCGCCTGAATGGCGCTGGCGATGGCGTTCAAGACCTCGTCCTGCGTCGGCGCGCGCGCCGGCGCGCCCGCGCGCAGCCGCGCATTCTCTTCGCGCAGGGTCTCGTTGTCGCGACGCAGGTTGGCCACCTCATCGCGCAAAAGGCGCAGGCTCTCTTCCGAAACCTCGTCGGCCGTGCGCGCCACCATCGGAGAGACGGGGTTGTGGGTGGGGTTGCGCCACTCCGGGTGATCTTTCGCCCGCTGCTCGTTGATGGCGCGACGGCTCATGAACGCACTCTCCGTGATGGATGCGCAGGCGCCGAACGCCCGCTATGGACGCCGAGATTACCCTAAGAAGCGCCGCCCGCGCTTTCTCACGCCGCCACGACCTCGCCGGACTCCAAGCGCTGCAGCATGGCGCGTGCGGCCCGCATGGTCGTCTCGTAGGCGGGATCGGGCGCAAACTCGGCGGCGCGCGCCTCCAGTGCGGCGAGGGTCGCAGGATTGGACAGCGGCGCGAGCTTGTCGACGCACAGGCGCCGGCGCTCAGGGAAGAGCGCGAGGTGGCGCGCCTGCTGCTCGGGCGGGTAGAGATCGGCCAGAAGCTGGCGGGCGACCGCCTCGCGCATCGGGCGCGTGGCGTGGAAGAAATCAAGCCAGAAGCCTAGGTCGCGCAGACGATGCGACGGCGGCCTGTCGCCGACGGCGCGCGCATTGATCGCGTGGCGCGACCCGGTGAACGTGGACAGCTCATCGAACCAGGTGTCGGAGAACCAGTTGGGGAACCAGGGCGGAACGAGAAAACCCTGCAGCGCGCGCAGGCGCTCCATCATGGCGCGCGAGAAGGCGGGCAGCCCTACAAACCTGTCCGGCACGTCGGAATTGGGCAGGTAGGCCAGGCCAAGGCCGCCCCGCATCTGCTCGACCAGCGCGCGCAGGTCGTCATCCCAGTTTCGCCCCTCGATCACGAAATCATCGGCCATCCAGAGGACCGCGGAGCCGGTGGCCGAGGAGGCGAGGGAGTCCCACAGGCGCCCAAGCGTCGGCGCGCGCGCCGCAATGCAAGGACGAACCGCAACGGGAAAATCACGCAGGGACAAGGCAAACGAAAGCGTCTCGGCGTCATCCGAGTCCACGCCGAGCACCACCTCCAGCAGCTCGGGGCGGCGCGCCGTGGCGGCCATGGAATAGAGCGCGCGCCGCAGGCTCTCGACACGGCCCCGCGTCGGCAGCAGAACCGACAGGCGCTGCGGTTCCTTCGTCACGACGCCGGCGGCGCGGGCGCTGCGATAGATGCGGCTGATCTCGTCGGCGAAGGCGTAGTCATGCATGACGCAACCGTCCCAGTGCCGCAGGCGCACGCCCACATCCACATAGACTCGCTCGCCGAACGCCCGCGCCGCGCGGGTGAACGCATAGTCCTCGCCAATATCAACCCGCGCCGTCGCGGGATCGATTCCGATGCTCTCGCAATAGGCCCACTCAGCGTCGCTGGGATCGACGGGCTCCAGGGGGTAGTGGAAAAATTTCGCAAGGAACGGCGCATTTTCCCGGGAGACGGTGTGATAGACGAAGCGCTCCACCCGGCCGGCGTCGAGCATGCGGCGCATCAGGTCAGTCTTGATGAGGCAGAAGGCGGTCGCGACGTCGAGCACCTCCATGAGGCCGGCGGCCTCGTCATAGCTCGGATTATCCCGCTTCAGGCGCACAGCCAGCTTGGGATTGCCTTCGTCCCAGCGCCGCACGCGCTTCTGCGGCACAGCCGCGACGATGCCCACATCGTGCGACAGCATGCGCAGCACATCCTCGGCGTCGAAGCCGATATCGTCGTCGATGAACAGGATGTGGGTGAATCCCTGCCCCATGGCGTAGGCGGCAAGCACATTGCGCACCCGGGGCAGGACGCCGACCGCGATGGGGCGGCTGGTGGCGAACTCCAGATCCGGCCCAGCGAGCGCCAAAAGGCGCTCGACGCTGTCGGCGTGATCGACTTTGACGGACCCGGAATAGGCGGGGGTGGCGATAAGAACCCGGTGCTTGGGCATGATCCCTCGAATCAGAACGGCGCGTGACGGGATAGACCGTCACGCGCCGCTGTTAACGAAAGCTGAAGCGCCGGATCAGCCGTCGTTGTCGGGAATGTAACACACCACGATGTGCGCGGCGCCTGCGGTGGCGGCAGTGCCGGTCTGGGCGTATTTGATGAACAGGTCGATGGCGCTCGACCCGATGTGGCCGATAGCTGCCGACGTGGTCACGTTGTTGACGCCGGCCGCACCTTCGTTGACGTCGCCGGCGGTGACGATGTCGTTGGCGGTGCCGGACTGGGTGCCGACCGTCAGCACATTGGTGGTGCCGGCGTTGAAGGCCGTCACCACATCCACGATCACCTGCGTGATGATCGATCCAGCGGGCAGCGCGGCTGGCATGCGCAGCGTACCGGCGTCGATGCCGGCGTCGCTGTACGTCACATACTTGCGCATGGTGTGGGTCAGCTGACGAAACTGATCCCGTTCGCGGGGGTTTGCGGGCATCGGGGTTACTCCAGAAGGGTGAGGGTCAGGCGGCGGGGAAGAGGGGGCGGCGGGCGCCTGCACGCATCATGCAGGCGCCCAGCTCAATCAGGCGGCCGGGGCGGCGTAGGACGACAGCACGATGGTGCCGTAGTCGATGCTGTTCCAGCGGCTCTTCTTGACCCCGAAGATGTTGAGGAGGTTCTGGCCAACCTCGCGGTTGTAGTCGAACAGCTCCTCGGTCACCTTCGCCTCCTGCGGGCCGAAGCCCTTGCCGAAGGCCGCGCCCAGCGCCTGGGCGCCGCAGAAGACCGCGCGGCGGGTGTTGGAGACGGCGGCGCCGGTGGACGAGTTGACGCCCTGCATGACGAACTCGCTCTCGACGAGGACCGTCTTGTTGTAGACGCCAAGGGCGCCCGTGAAGAGACCGTTCTCGCGGATGTAGCCGCCCTGCAGGAGGTTGTTCTGGATCTCCTTCCACTGCGAGGACGAACCCTGGCGCAGCTGGGTCACCTGGCTCGGGTGCAGGAAGCAGACATACATATCGCCGTAGCCGCCGTCGGCCATGGAGGCCTTGATCGGGCGCATGCGCACGAGGCCGCCGGAGCCGCCGGTGGTGGCGATTTCCCGCGCCCGGTCGATGTGGGTGAGCGAGAAGATGTCGGACGTGCCGAGCGACTGGTCGGTGGTGTTCGAGGTCGAGCACCAGATCTGGCGACCCGAGGACGGCGCCTGCACGGTGTTGAAGCCCGTATAGCGGGTGTCGTTCACCGGCGTGTAGCCGCACAGGTGGTTGAAGCAGATCTCGTCGAAGCGCTCCGCCCACCAGTCGGTCAGCGCCTGGCTCAGCTGCAGACCCACATCCCACGGCACGCGCTGGTCGGAGATGCCCTTGTGGCGGCGCACCGCGTGGCTCAGCTCGTTGATAGTGATGTTGTCGATGTAGGAGACAATCGCCTCTTCGTTGCCTTCCTGCGGCATCAGCTCGGTGACGCCCGCGCCGGTCAGGCGCATGCGCAGCGGCATCGACACGCGGTCGCCCGCACCCTTGGACAGGCCGGACTGGATAACGCCGAGCGAGCGCTCGTCGTCACCGAAATACTTGAACATCTGCGTCGACTTGAGGGCTTCAGTCTGGACGAGCTTCGACCAGAACTTCATCACCTCGGGATCGCCCGTCAGGTAGTGATTTTGAGACATGGACGTGAGACTCCGTGCGGGGTTTCGGCAAGATCGAATTGTGAGGGGGTCGCGAGCGCGAGCTTTGCGCGCGATCCGCTCGCGCGAGGCGGAGGCGGGGATCGACCTTTCGGCTTCACACCGCGGCGCCTGCATTGAAGCCCCAGGCCAGGCTCGCTTCCTCTCAGGGTCGCGTCTGCGTGGATGATACGACAGAAAAAACCGGCCGCGCTTTCACGCGACCGGTAAGTCGGGCTGGACTATGAAACGGAACTAGTTTGTCGGCAGGCCGCGCATCGCGCGCAGCATCTTCTGCGCGGCGCTGGTGAATGCGGCGCCAGACAAGCCGTTGATCGCGGCGAGGTCGAGCGGGTTGCCGGACCCGCCGCCACCCGGCGCGGCCGATATCGGGCTCGCCGCCTGCTGTCCGGCCTGGATGTTGGCGAGGCGCGGATCGACGCCGGTCTGCACAGGCGGTGCGTAGCTGGGCGCGGGGGCGGGCATGCGACGCGGCTGATAGCCCATGGAGATCGCCGCCTCATAGATCGCGCGCGCCGGATCAATGCCCTGGCGCTGGGCAAGATCGGCGTTGCGCAGCAATTCCCACTGCACCGCGTTCACTGCGTTCTCGCGCGTGTCACCAGACAGCTCCAGCATCTCAATGCGCTTTTGCACATAGTGCTCGGCGGCGAGGTCGTAGTCAGGCGCCACGAGCGCCTTGAAGTCCTGCTCGGCGGCGATGAGCGCATTGGCTGCAGCCTGCAGGCCAGCGCTTTGCGCCGCCTCAATCCGCGCGCGCTCCTGCTGCGCCTGCTGTTGCAGGCGGAACTGTCGATCCGCCTCCACACGTTCTTGGAGCAGGGCGTTGTAGCCGATGGCGATCTGCTCCAGGGCCGACAGCGGATCGCTCGGGATCGCGTTCGGGTCGACGAAGGTCAGGGCCGGCTGCTGCTGTTGCTGCGCCTGCTGTTGCTGCGCCTGCTGACTCGCCGCAAGCGCCTGCACCTGCGCCGCCATGGCCTGCATCTGCGTGCGCATGTCTTCGATGGTCTGGTCGCGTACGCGCAGCTGCTGGCGCGCCTGGCCCAGCGCAACGCGCAGGTCCCCGGTGCGCGCGTGCAGTTCTTCATAGCTGAGCGGCGGCGGACTGCCGGCCGGCGCCGCAGGTGTCCCGGCGGGCGCGACGGGCGCCCCGGCGGGCGGGGCTGCGGAGAGCGGCGCTGCCGGCGGGGATTGAACGGATGCGGGCGGGGCTGCACCGATGTGCGTCGGAGTGCTGGCGTTGGATGGCGCGCCTTCGCCAGGCGCCGCAGGCGTACCGGCGGGCGGCTCGCTGCGGGTCATGAGGGCATTCATGGTTTCACGCAAATCGGCGTTCATGGTCTCAACTCAGGTCGACGCACTCCGCAGCGTCCGGCGCAGGCCGCGTGACGCGGCGTGTGCGCTGAGACTACGGCGCGAAACTGAGTCGACGCTTTCAGCGCGGCGAATCGAGAACCCTCACGCCGCAACTCCATAATGCTGATCCTGTCGCGACAGCGAGCCGTGCTCGTAGCCGTAGTCATCCGCCATCTTGCCGTGGGCGTCGAAGGGCCGCGCGCCGTCCTCCAGGTGCGCGGTGTAGTCCAGCACCAGATCGCGCGGCGTCGCCTTGCGCGACGGGATCGCGGGCTGACTGCCCGGCGGCACGCCCCACTGCTTGCGCCAGGTGAACGCGGACTGATTGCTCAGACCGAAGGCGCGCCCCACCTCGCGGTCGGTTGCGCCAGCCCTCCACATCGCTTCCATCTGGTCGCGATAGGCCCACGGGCCGACGGGATCGGGGTCTTGGCCTGCCGCGAGAGACGCCGTGCGAATGTCGCAGGGGTCCAGCGGCTGGTGTCGCGACCCTAGATTGCGAACTAGGGATTAAGATTGCCGGGCCTCGGCTCGATAGACGCGCGGACAGCGCCCTCCACCGCATCGGCGCCCGGCGACCGGAACATCGATTCCATCACCGACTGCGGGCGCATGCTGTCTGCAACACCCATCGCACCGCCGGAGAGACGACCGAGCGGCAACCGCGCGCGCGAGAGAGCGGAGAAGAGGCCCATCAGCGCGGGCGTCCATAGTAATCGAGCGCGCCATAGGTCGCCGCGCCAAGACCCGCGGGGAGGGCCGTCGAAGCGAGGCCGTCCGCGATGTCCTTACCCAGAGCTGGCGACCAGACGATGCGCGGCTTGTCATCGCGCGGCTCCACGAATGACCAGTCCTTTCCGGCCCGCTCGGTCAGCCCCCGATACAGCCGCATACGCGACGCAGAATCGCCGCGCGAAAACCCTGCGGTGTCCATGGGCAGGAACGTATAGGCGGTCGTCATATGCCGACGGCTGTCGGCCTTGAGAATCTCAGGCAGCAGATCGGCAGCGGCGCGCGCCAGCCGAACCCGCTCCGGACGCGGAATCTGACCCATCGAAACATCGTTGCGCCCGATATCCCACGACACGGAGGGCAACAGCCTCTTCTCGCGCGTCACGTTGACGATCAGCATCGCATGGGGATCGAGCAGGGCGGAGTAATGGCGAACCCGCTCACCCTCCGAGTCGACAAACCGTCTCGCAGACACCTTGGGCAAGCCAGACGCCCGAAGAACGAGATCCGTCAGGGGATCTCGCTGCAACGCGACCGACGCGCGATCCGCCACCAGCGACGCGGCGCGGCGCAGGGCGTCCATCGTCCCCATCAACCAACGGCCATCTCAATGGCGCGGTAGGTGATCGCCTTGCGCTGGGGCTCGGGCAGGTAAGAGAACAGCTCGTCGACCAGGGTCTGCAGCGTGGTCGCCGAGACGTCGCCCATGCGGCGCGCCTCCTGCAGAATGCGGCCGGCGCGGGCAACCACCGGGTCGGCAGGGTCGAAGGCCGTGCGGTTCAGCGCCGGCTGAGCCGGAGACGCAAGCGCCGACGGGGAGGCGGGTGAGGGCGCGGCGGGGGAAGGAGCGGGAGCTGACGGGGGAAGGAGCGGTTCTTGGGCGCCATAGACCGGATTTGCGCGCATCGGATCGCGATTGACGCCGGCGTCCAGCGAAGGCCCCGCCGCAGAGTCGCCGCTCTGCGGGCCATACATGCCCATTGCTCGGCGCAACGCCGCCAGCGCGCCTTCGCTCATCTGCTGCATCGCATCCTCCTCACGCGGCCAGCAATAGAAGCGCCGCGGCCTCGTCGTCATCCTCGTCGCGGGCGCGGATCTCCGCCTCAATCGCCGCCTGCGCGCTGACGAGGGAGTGTATCACAGCCGCCGCCAGTTCAGCCTGCCGGGCATATTCGGCGTCGATGGCGCCGCGCATGACCTCGACCGACCGCGCCAGCGAAACCACGGCCTCGGACGCCGCCCGCACGCGCGCCGCATCCGCCTCCCGGGCGGCGAGCGCCGCATAGTCCAGCTCCGCCAGATAGGCGTCGAGATCCGCCTGGCGGGATTCCGCCTCAAGGGCGCGCAGAAAGGCCTGCAGACGCCGGCGGCGAACGCCGGAGAGCGCCTCCAGGCTGAGACGCTGGACCGCCAGATCCGTCGTCGACTGCGCCGGCTCGGGAGCCGCCGCCCGCTCTGCGGCGGCGCGCTCGCGGGCGCGCTCCTCCTCGATCTGGCGGAGTTTGACGGTGCGCGAGGAGCGCACGCGACCTCGGCGGCGGGCCGCGACCTCCTCAACCGTCACCGTGTCGGCGGTGGGCGAGGCGGTGACGCCCCCGGGAACGAGCGCGTGATCCTGCGTCAGCGCAGTGGCGTCGAGCGAGGGCGCGGCGGACACATCGCCGGGCGTGACGGCCCCGTCGAGAGATGCAGTCGGCTGGCCGGCGACCGGAGCCGCCGACACATCCGCGAGCGCCAGAACATGGTCCTGCGCCAGCACCGCCTGATCGGCGACCGGCGAGGCCGCGACGCCGGAGGGCGCCAGTGCGTGGTCTTGCGTCAGGGTCGTCGCGCCGGGCGACGGCGACGCACTGACGCCCGAGGGCGCGAGCGCGTGATCTTGGGAGAGAGCCGCCGCGTCGGGGGTTGGCGAGGCCGCGACGCCGGAGGGGACCAGTGCGTGGTCTTGCGCGAGCGAAGCGGCATCGAGCGCCGGGCCGGTCGACACGCCGGAGGGGACCAGTGCGTGGTCCTGCGTCAGGGCTGCGGTGTCCAGCGCGGGGGATGCGGTGACGCCGGAGGGCGCAAGGACGTGGTCCTGCGTCAGCGTCGCGGTGTCCAGAACTGGTGACGCACTGACACCATTCGGGGCGAGCGCATGGTCCTGCGTCAGGGTCGCGGTGTCGATGGCGGGCGAGGCCGCAACGCCGTTCGGCGCAAGAACGTGGTCTTGGGTCAGCGCGGCGGTGTCGAGCGTCGGCGCCGCACTCACGCCGTTCGGGGCGAGCGCATGGTCCTGCGTGAGCGTCGTCGTGTCGACCGTCGGCGACGCAGTGACGCCGTTCGGCGCAGTCACATGGTCCTGCGTCAGGGTCGTCGTGCCGATGGTCGGCGACGCAGTGACGCCGTTCGGCGCAGTCACATAGTCCTGCGTCAGGGTCGTCGTGCCGATGGTCGGCGCGGCGCTGACCGCGTTCGGGGTTAGCGCGTGGTCCTGCGTCAGCGTGGTCGTGCCGACAGTGGGGGAGGCGGTGACGCCGTTCGGCGTGCAGGCGGTGTCGGCGGTGTAGGTCCAGATGAAGACGATCCGGCTGGCGCCGCCACTGGTCGGGGCGCCGACGCTGTTCTCGCCGCCACCGCCGCCGCCAGACGGGGACGTGGCTGCAGTCGCGGGCGTGGCCGTGCTGATGTTCGTGCCAAGGCCGCCGGCGTTGCCGTTGCCGCCGGCGCCGCCGTTGATCGTGATCGTGCTGGAGCCGGCGGTGTTGGTGTCGCCGCCGCTGGCCGCGCCGCCAGACGACGTGCCGGTCGTCGCTGAGCCGCCGCCGCCGCCGCCAGCGGACAGGCTGATCCCCGCCAGACCGCCAGTGCCGGTGTTGACCGTGGCGGTTGCGCCCACGCTGCCGGCCGAACCGGGCGCCGCGCCGGCCGCGCCCGTCCCGCCGTTGGATGAGCAATTATACTGGATCGTGTTGCCGGCGGCGCAGGTCACCGTCTTGACGACGTAACCGCCGCCGCCGCCGCCGCGGCCAACCGCCGACGACGAGTTGCGCCAACCGCCGCCGCCGCCGCCGCCCGAAACGCGGATTTCAACGGAGGTGGTCCCCGCCGGCGCGGTCGCTGTGCCAGACCCCGAGTTATAGGTATCTGTCTGGGTCGGCATGGCGCGCCCCTATGAGCGGCGACCTAGGTCGCGTCGGGGACGTTCAGGTCGAACGCAGACGTCGAGAACGTGTTGCCGTTGGTCACCGACTGCGACGCGCTCAACGCCGCCGTGACCCAGAGCACCGAGCCGGTCACCTGCGTCAGCGCATAGTGCGAGGCGGTCCCGGTCGAGGTGACCGAGCCGCCAGTGATCGCCGAGACCGTGCGCTTGCGACCGTTCGGCGTGCGGTCGGCCGCCGCGCCGATGGTGATCGACGTCTTGTTGCCGCGCGTGTAGGTGCTCGTCGCCTCGGTGTAGGTCGTCGGCTCCTGCGAGCAGATGTCGAGCCGCGTGGCGTTGGCGAGCTGGGTCAGCAGCGCGTCCAGTGCGGTGTCGCTCATGAAGGGCATGGATCAGCTCCCGGCGCGGGTTGCGACGATGTTGGCGGCGACAGCCACGGCCTCGCCCTCGGTTGCGCGCCAGCCACGGCGACGCCACGCCGGCCCCAGCACCACCGTCAGCTTGCCGTCGGCGTCGAGCACCGGCTCGCCGGCCTCGTCGACCACCAGCGTGTTCGGGCCGGTCCACTCCTCGGTGCAGAACTCGTAGATGTGCCAGACCGGATCGGCGTAGCGGTCGAGGTAGGCGAACGGCTGGCCGTCCTTCACCTTCGCGCCGGAGCCGCGCTGGAGCAGCGGGCCGCTGTTGGGAAGCTCATTGCCGAACCCGTCGACGCGGTTGGGCCCGTAGACGTCGCCCTCGTACTCGTCGATGACGATGAGGCGGCCGAACTTGTCGAAGCCGCCGCGGTGATAGTAGGGCGCCGTGTTCTCGTCGGAGAGAAGCTCGGGCGTCGCCTTGTCGACCTCCACCAGAAGCGGGCCGGCTTCGGCGCGGGCGATGGGCTCGCCGCCGAGACGCAGCTCGATCAGCGTTGGCGCGAGGCGGATGACTTTCATGTCCATGCGATGGTCCTTGGGTTCACTCGGTTATACCGCAGCCTATGCGGGCGGCGCGCTCTCGGCAATGGGCGAGGGCGTCAGCGCCGGTTGCGGCGGCGCCAGCGGCTCGGGATCGGGATCGCCGCGCTCACGGGAGGGCAGCACCTTGCGCGCGCCGGCCGTGCGGCCCTGCGCATCACGGATGATCTCGGTGGGCGCGCTCATCGCCTCGGCCACCTTGGTCATGGCCTCGGCGACGCCCTGATTGGTCTGCGCGACGCCCGACAGCACATAGAGCAGGGCCTGCTCGCTGTTGGCAGTCTTGCCGGAACCAATCGCCCCGGTCGGAGAGCGGAGGCTTCGCATGCCGTCCTCGCGATCCTGCAGGCGCGCCTCGCGCGCGTCGGCGCGGCTGTCCTCGTGCTGGGTGGCGGCGTGGCGCTGATCGATCATCCGCAAGCCCACGTCAGCCTGCAGGCGCGTGAAGTCGAGCCCCATCCGCTGCTGCTGCACCTCGACCTCGGTCTTGGCCTTGGCCGCCTCAATCTGCAGGCGCGGCATGACCACCTGCGCCTCCGCGAGCACCTTCTGCGCGCGCGCGTTCGCCTCGGCCGCCTCGCCCTGCAGCTTCTGCACCTGGGCCTGCTGGCCGGCGAACTGAAGCTGCTGCATCTGCTGCTGCATGGCCTGGGCGTTCGGGTCGTTCTGGCCCTTGGCGATCAGCTCGCGCAGCTTGTCCACCAGCGAGGCGGGCAGGGGGCTGTACTCCATGATCGAGACGATCATGTCCGGCGGGAGCTGCTGCAGCGACTGCATCACCTGACCCAGGCCTAAGAGCATCTGCCACACCCGCTCCTTCTGGTTCGGGCCGGCCGCCGCCTCGTCGACGATCACGTCGAACTTGGCGATGTCGCTCTGGTGCATCAGCGGGACATACTGCTGCTGGCCGCTCTTCGGGTTGGTGATGCGGATCAGGCGTCCGTCGCTCATGTACTTGGCGATGAGCTTCAGCATGTGGCGGCCCGCCAGCTTGCGGTAACGCTTCATGCTATCGAAGAACACCGAAAGCACGCCGTAGGCGGCCTGCTTGCGCTGGTACTCCAGCACGCCGGCCTGCGCCTGGTCGGCGATGCCGAGCATCTCCTTGTTGACGCCCACGACCTCGGGGAGGGCGGCGGTCGCGATCTGGAAAAGCCGGTCGATGCCCTGCGGATAGGGCGGCACCGGCTTGTTGGTGATCTTGCCCTTCGAAACCGCGCCAGGCGTGGTCTCGATCATCGAGTCGCCTTCAGCCCAGCGCTCCTCCGCCTCGCGCGGATCTTCGAACGCGTCGGCCTCATAGAGAATGCCGCCCTTGGCGTTCGAGGAGATGATGAAATCGATCTGGGCGAGAAACTTGTTCGACCAGCGCTGGGGATCGACCATCGCACGGACGGTGCCGTAGGGAAGGCCCGTGTTGTGGTCGATCTTGCCGGTGATGAACTTGTAGGTGAACTCGTCGTCTGGCAGGGGCTCCTTGATGCAGTGATCGCCGGAGCGGAACGCCCGCCACCAGACCCACTGCATGATCTCCATGCCGCCAAGGTCGGCGATGGGGTCGACACCGGCCATGGCGAAGCGGGCGACGTCCTGCGGCTTCAGAACGACCTTTTCGCCGTTCGCCGGGTTGATGACGAGCACGCAGCGCTCAACCTCGCGCCACTGATACTCGATGATCTCCTCCTGATCGGGAGGAACCGGCGCCTCCTCCCACCCGTCCTTGCCGGAATAGGCGCGCCCGGGGAGGGGGCGCGTGTGCTGCCCGCCATAGTAGCCGGCGCCGCTCGAACCCTGCTCGCACAGCCGCGGGAAGAACTTGCGCTTCTCGTCCCTGTTGATGCGGCGCTTCCGACGCAGATAGTTGGCGTCGACGTAATTGCTCTTGCGCGCCGACGGGTCAATGGCGAACTCCAGGGGATCGCGACGGTCAACCGCCAGCATGCCCTCCGGGTCCTCCAGATAGTTCATGGACTGCTCAAGCGAGCCAAGCCCGCAGATGAGGCAATCGCGAAAGCCTTGGCTCTCCTCATCCTGCGCATCGCACTGATCGCGGGCCCAGTCGGCCGCGCCAGTCAGAAGCTCATTGACCACCACATCGCCCGGTTCGCGTGGAGCAAAGCGAACGGTCTGGCGGTTCGAAATCTCGGCGCCGGAGATCGCGGACACCATCGCGTCCACCCTGTTCATCACGACCGGGTTGCGCTTCTTGGCCTCCAGCTCCAGCCTGGCCTCGCGATCCCACTGATCGCCAGCATGCAAGGCGTACCATTCGCGCGCTCGGGGATACCAGCGGCTCCAGTGCGCATCGAGCGCGGTGTCGAACGCGTTCAGCTTTTCAAGCAGGGACTCCGCGCCGAGCTGCTCGCGCGTCACCATGGCCACGGAATCGGACGCAGGTCCGTACTGCATCAGATGGGTCTGCCCGCAATCGTGACAATGTGCGCCACCGCGCCCGGGGTCAGTGTCGTGCCGTTGACCAGATAGCCAAATACGCTGGTCCCGGCGAGCTTCACCTTCTTGCCGATGTTGTGGCTCTCAATCCACAGCGTCGACCCCAGATCGACTACCTGCGGGATCGCAATCGATCCCAGATAGGACGCCTGGTCGCCAGCCGGCACATCGAACGCAGCATCGTCAGCCAGGGCAGACGGCGGCGTCACGGAGTAGAGATGCAGCGCCCAGGCCGTGGTTTCGATGGTCGCGTTGTTGATGAGCAGCGAGACGGTGTCGATCTGGAAAAGGCGGCCGGTCGGTGCGGCGAGCTGGAACTCCCGGGCGCCGCCCACCACGTCTCCCGCCAGATGCGAGGTGGCCGCCGGCGTGAACGTGGCCGATGCGCTGCGGGCGAGATCGTCCGCCTCGACCAGCACGCCGGATTCCCGCCGCGCCACCACGAACCGACCAAGGATGTCCAGCGGAACCGGCATCGACGCCTCTCAGAATGCCCAGCGCGACGAAGAACCCCCGCGCCTGGAGCCACGACCCCTCGATTTATAGCGCGGATCGGACTCACCCTGCGCAGGGGCGGGGATGAATTGCGTCGGCAGCCCCATGGCCAGGGTCCGGAAGCCGTCGGCGAAGTGAGTCGCCCAGTTCCGCATGGGCGTGTTGGCGAACGTCTTGGCGTTGTCGTCCCACTTGCGCTGGTACTGGATCAGGGCGTCGATCCCCAGCTTGCAGCGGGTGCGGTCGAAGAAGCAGCGCGGCAGGATGCGGCGCACCGCCTGAATGCCGTCGGCGATCCCGTCCAGCTCTCGGTCAAGCACCTCGATAGGGGTCACGCCCAGGCCGCGCATGACCTCGACGCGCGTGCGCCCCCCGATGATGCCAACATCGCCTTGGGCGCCGTCGTGAGGCCAGTAGTGCGTGGCGTACACGTACGGCTTGTCCTTCAGGAGCTTGGCGTAGGCGTCCAGACCGACCCCGGTTGCGGTCTCGCAGTCAATCACCCGGATCTGGCCGCCGCACCGCTGCACGAACCAGATCGTGGTGCTGTCGTGACGACCCAGGTCCCAGCCGGTGTAGACGGGAAGGCCGGGGTCATAGGCGACGTCGCAGATACGGCCTTCGTTCTCCGCAGCCGCCATCTCGCGCGCATAATAGGCGCCGACGATGGCCGCGTTCCAGTCGCACAGATACTCCTGCCTGAACTTTGCGTCGCCGTCGTCGACGCCCAGCTCCAGCTGGTATTCGCGCCGCTCGCGTTCCAGTTCCTGCTCGGTGAAGACGCCGCACTGGTTCGCCGTCAGGCGTTCGCAGAACCATTCCGGGTCATCTTGGTGCTCGTGGAAGAGCTTGTAGGCATGGTTGCGACCGCGCGGCGTGGTGTTGAAGATCGCCCACCCGCCGCTGTCGAGCAGCATCGGCCGGAAATAGGCCCAAGCCGCAGGGTGGCTCAGCGCATATTCGCTCATCACCAGACCGCGCGGGCCGGCGCCGACGAGCTGGTTGTAGCGATCCGACCCAATGAGCTGCCAGGTCGAACCGCTGGTCAGCTCCAGCATCATGTCCTTGTCGCGCCGGCGCGTGACGATCTCGGGCGGGAAGATCTGGTCGAGACGCCGCATGCCGGTCTTGGCGTCAATGCCGTCCCAGAGCGCCTTGCGCGCCTGCTCGTACTCCGGCAGGCAGTGCCAGTAGTTTCCGGGGTGCTGCATGGCGTCGGCGGCGGTCCACGCCATCGCCGCCTCGTCCTTGCCGTGTCGGCGCGGCCAGACCAGGAACGCGTTCTTGCCGCCACCCTCCATGTAGCGCCAGAACTTACGCTGGTAGGGGCGGGCGGGTCGTGTGGGGATCGTGATTTCGAGCGTCACGCCCGGGCCCGCGCTCCGCCGCCGTCACGCTGCCTCGCCGCAGCGCCGAGCGCCCCGGCGCCGCCCAGACCCAGCAGCACGGAGTACACCGGATCGTTGATGACGATGGTCCCATCAGGATCGCGCGGCGCGCCGCTGTAGAACTCCTCTGGCCCGGGCGGACGACGCATGAAGTTGGCCGAATGCAGGTCGTAGCCGCGCGATGACCCCCAGCCGCGGGGCTCCATATAGCGATCCATCTCCAGCAGCGCCTGGTTCAGAGACGTGAACTGCGGGTGGGTCGGGTCGATGCCAAGGACATTGTCGCCGTTCGGATCGAGCCGAAATGAGCGCGACCTGACACCGTTCCCTCGCTCAAGGCGCTCCGTGGCGTAGCGAATCCAAGAGGGGCTGAGCTGCACCTCGTCCATGATCTTCGGGAAGTGTTTCGCCAGCGGATCGCCGCTCGCATGGATGTCGCGGGCGAAAGCGCGAAACAGATCCTGGCCCTGATGCGGGCCCGTGTCGACAAAAACCAGATGGGGCGCGATGGGCGTCTCGTAGACCGTCTTCGCCGCGCCTGACCCAATCTGCCTGAAATTTCCGCGGATGTTCGCCCAGACCTCCGGCGGCGCCCGCAGGAAGGTGTCGGGATTGATGCCCTGCAGGATCTTGCGCACCGCAGTCAGGGCGCCGTTGCTGTTCATGCGTCACCTCCATCTCGGACTGCGCAAGCGCATTCTATGCGGGGTTCACCAGCGCGCGCACGCGCGCCTCATCAAACCCGCACCCCACCGCGGCGGAGATCAGGCGCTCGCGCGCCTCGCGCATCACGCGGTGCTGGGCGCGCACCTCGACCATCTCCGGGCCCTCGCCCTCGCGGAGCAGCAACTCGGTTGCCCCATCGGGCAGGGTGCGGATCACAACACGCAGCGTCATGCGGCTTGGACCCCCACAGTAATCTCCTCATCGTCGCCCTGGCGGACAATCTTGACCACCACGGAGGTGGCCGCGCCCCTATTGTTCGGATCGACGGTGGCGAGACGCGGCGCCGTATAGGGCAGGGCCTTCTCGGCGAAGGAGACGGCGAGCTTGGCGTAGTCCACGGCGTCCCGGCGGGCAAGCACACGCCCGGTCCTGTCCTCAATGATCCGCTCGATCCCGTTGGGGAGCCGGTTCAGCCGCTCGAACTCGCGAACGCTCCAGACCAGCAGGCGCTCCAGCACCACAAGGGGGGCATCGCCTCGATCCAGGGCGGCAGGCTGTGGCAGTGTTTCATGTGGAACACTTTCCGGGGGGCCGGGCGGAGCAAAACCCGACCCCCCGGGGCCAGTACCGAGCGCAGCTGCCTCTGCGCCGGCTGCAACGCCATCGACCACAGGAGAGACAATCGATGACGTGTAGGTGGCGGCGAGATCCGCCGCGAGCTTCTGGGCGCGCTTGCCGAGCGGCTTGGCGACTGTCGACTTGGCCTCGGGCTCCGGCTTCGCCCGTGACGTCTTGGCGCGCGGAAACTTGTTCGGCGTGCCTTTCTTGCGACCGCCGCGACGCTCACCGGGCTTTGAACCGCCACCGGGCATGAATCAGCTCCTTCAGCGCCATCGTACCACGGTGGCTAAATGCGCCGCGCAGGAGTGGCTATTGTCGGACTGCCGCGCGAACGGCGGCTAAAGCCGCTCACCCATGGCTGACCCTACCGATCTGCGATCAGCATGCACAGTGTCGCAATGAGCCCGACACAGAACACGACCATCACAAAAAGAATTGCGCCTGCGGTGAGCGGAAACTGGTTCTCGGCGACCCATTGCAGCGCGCTATTCATGGCCGCCTCCTGTGAGCGCGCGGCGGACCTTTGCCAGTGCATCGCGCTCCTCGGCGCTGTCCTCAACATGCTCCCATCCGCACAGCACGCGTTCGGCAGCGACAAGCGCCTCGTCCGCCTCGCGCAGGCGCGCTGCGAGGAGCGCTACGGTGTCCGGCGATAGGGCGATGGCATTGGCGGCGGTGTAGCCTCCACAAGGCTTTTCCGCTTCAAGCTCATCAGCCAGCTCGGCCAGCGTCGGTCTCTCACTGCTCATCGGCGCGTTCCTTCTCCAGCTCGGCGGCGACGAGGCGGCCGAAGGAGGTGACAGACACAAGCGCGTATCCAGCGCGCGGCCCTGTGACCTTGCCGGTGATTGTGACGACTTCTGCGCTGTGCAGCACGTCGAAATCGCGGCCCTCACATTCACCGTAAAGGCTTGCCTCTTCCTTCATAAGCCAGCGCAGCATGTACGCTTGCGGTGCGATCTGCCGCGCCACCTCTCGCGCGCGCTCGGTGTCGGTCATGGCTGGGGCTCCGTGTTGGGCGCCGGGGTTTCGGGGCCACAGCCCCCGGCGGGCTGCGGGTTCGATTTCCGCGCGCGGATGGCGGCGGCGTTTACGACTTCTGCAAGCCCCATGACGACGCAATCGGCCTCGATGCCAAACTGTCCGCCGTGAAGAATGTAAGTGACGCGCTTCAAGCATGTCGCGCCGGTGAATGCCTTTTCTTTCGGGCACCACTCGCAAAGGTAGAGCAAGTCGCCCACCCGATACCCGCGATCATCCTCGCGCACCTCGAAGGTCTTCACCCCAAGCGCGACGGCGTCGAAGTACTCAGGCCACGTCTTCAGCTTGTGGGTCACGGGTGGACGCACCACTGTCTCGCACTTCGGCTCAGCCATGGTCGCCTCCTCGCGCGCGGCGGGCGCGGCGCTCTAGTTCTTCTGCAAGCGCTTTGTGGACGGTCGCCTTGTCGCGATGTTCAAAGGTCCATTCGTCGTCGCTGTCCGCGTCCTCTTCGGCGGGCAACATGACGGCGTACACGACGCCAGTTTCGTTGCCTGTGGTCCACATACGAATTTCGCCAGGGTGATACTCGTCCATGTATTCAAACGCGTTGTCGCGCGGCGTCTCAGGATCTTCCGGGTCCCAATAGAACTGCGGCTTGAGCAAGCGGGCATTCTCGGCGATCAGCTTCGCCAGCGCCTCGTCCGCCTCGCGCAGCCGCGCTGCGAGGGCGCGGTCAAACCGCGCCGCTTCTGCGGACCACCCGCAATCATCGACCGCATACGTCGAGGCGCGCTTTTCAAGCGCGTCCGCCCATTCGCTTAACGTCAACCGTCGCTCTTGCGGATGTTCCGACACGATCTGCGTCTCCGTTAGCATCGGCTGTTCACTGGCCTTCGTCGCGCCCGGCAGCGCCTCCACCACCGCACGCAGCGCGGTTTTCAAATCGTCGCTCATCCCATCCTCCACAGTATCCAAACCACCGCCGGCGCCAGCACGCACAGCAGCACAGCGCTCAGCGCCACCAGCGCGCAGCCCCAGAAGCGCGTGACGGACGCCCTCTGGATACACCCATCACATGAACTCGCGAGTTCGCATCCGCGGCGCCTGGCGAGCGGCCCTGAACCCGAAGGTCCTGTCGCGCTCGAACTGATCGGAGGAGGGGGGAACCTCGTGCATCTTAATCAGGCGAGCGATCACCTCGCCATCGTCCTCGCCCAGCTCCAGTGTCGCGATCACCAGCTCGCGCAGGTGGGCGATGGACCAGCCCTCGCTGGCCTCGACCCAGCGACGCAGACGCGGCGTGTCAAACTCCAGCTCGGGCGCCTTGATGCGGAAATAGGCCTCCCGCGCCGCCGGCAGCGGCATGGGCACCTCGATGAGCCGGTCAAACCGGCCGGGACGGTTGGTGAACCGCGGGTCGAGCCGCTCGGGGTAATTGCAGGTTGCGACATTGACGACGTTGCCGATCTGCAGCTCGCCGTCGAGGAGCGCCAGGATCTCGGACTCACCGTAGCTGTCCACCATTGCGTCGATGTCCTCGTACACGCAGATCATCGGTCGCTTCTGCTCGATCTGGCGCACAAGCTGCAACGCCTGGGCCGAGACGGTGGGGTGCGTTATCAGGACCACCACGCCCCCCATCTCGTTGATCATGTGCGCGCTCATCCGCTGGATCGCCGAGGTTTTTCCGCCGCCCGGCTTGCCTTGCAGGAAGATGCCGCGCTTCAGGGAAAAGCCGCGCTTCCGCATCTGCTCCGCGCGGGTCCAGAACGCCACGAACTCACGCAGCAGCGCATCGCAGGTCGGGTCGGGCAGCTCCAACAGGTTGTCGGTCGACATATCCAGCTTCGAGACGGCAGGCCCCATCTGGGTCGCGACCGGCCGGTAGAAGCCGGGCTGCAGCGCATCAGTCGAATCCGGCGTGCCCCAATAGAGCCCGTTCGAATGCGCATACCTTTCCGCCGCACCTGACTTCAGGCCGACAACCTCCACGGGCTGCTCGGCGCCGAGGCTATTCCATTCCATCTGTCTCTCCCGTGCGGCCACGCAGCAGATCGCGGCGCTGTTGTCGATCCAAGGACTGCAGCACATCGGCCCAGTCGCGAAGCGCCTTGCACCGAACGACGTATCGGATCTTTGTGCGGCTGGAGACGGCGCTGACGCTCAGGACGTCGGGGCCGTCGGCGTACAGGGAAATCTCGCCGTAGCCCGCCTCCGAGATCGCCGCCCTGATCGGGGCAACGGATTCAGGCGGACACCAGTAGGGAAGATCCTGCAACATTAAACGTCACAAATACGATTCGACGCGCCCGGCTAGGGCACAGGCGGCGCGACCGTGGCGTAGGACCCTCGGATCGGCGTCTGCCCGCTCAATATAGACGTCTGGGGCAGGAACTTAAAGACCGCATCGAGCAAAACATAGGCGATCAGGGCGATCTTCAGGCCGTGCTGGCCGATCACCTGCGCGGTCTTCTTCACGAGGTCCGCCTTCGCCTGGACGCGGGCCTCGGCCAGGTCCATGCGCGCCTTGAGCGCATAGACCTCCTCCTTGAGGGACGCGTGATCGCCCGTCAGCTCGCGCGCAACGCCCTCGATGCGCTCCATCAGGCTGCGATGGTTCTCCTCGATGGAGCGGCGCACGCCGTCGAACGCCCGCTCGATCTTGTCCGACATCGCGCCAGCGTCAACGCGCCACTGCTTTTCGATGTCGAGCGTTCGCTGGTCGCTTGCGCGGACGAACTCGAAAATCAAGCGGCTCAGCTCAGCGACGCTGTCGGGTGCCATCAGACCCTCGCGCCGTCGAGAGCCGCAAGGCGCAGCGTCCGCGCAGCAGCGCGCTGCGGGGACGGCTTCTTCTTGGGCGCGGGGGTAGACTTGAGCGCCGCACGCAGCGCCGCCGGCGGCGGCGGCGCCGCCTTCTGAGATACCCGATCCGCTGCGGCGCGCACACGCTCTTCGGCGCGCTCCAGCATCATTTCTGCGGTCAGCTCCTCCGCCTCGCGCAACACCTCAGGGACATTGCCGAACCAAGCGTCGAGCCGCTCAACCAAGGTCTCGATCATGGCGTTGTTCTCGGCCCACGCCCAGATCGCATTGATCTCGCGGTTGATGTGGGCGGAATTGAAGCCGGTGATGCGCCCGATCACGGGCGAGCCCATCCAAGACGAGAGGGTGTAGAAATAGAGGCGGCGAACCACCGCCGCCCGCGCGGCCGGGCGGCGCGCGAGAACGCCTTCTGGCAGCACGTCCACAATGGCGCAGATGATGCCGAGGACCGCCTTAGCGAGGCGGGCGGTCTCCATCGTGAGGGCGCCAGATCCCTGATCGTCTCCAGCGTGCGTGTCAGTGTGAGACGTCATGTCGATTGAGCGCCCTGTCAATGGCGCAACCGTCTTAGCACGGCGCGCAAAGGGCAGACTTACGGGGCACTGGTTTCCGCAGTGTTTCCGTCCCCCTCGACGCGACGCAGGGAGGAGGGCGACACGGAGCAGAGCACACCCTTAAGCCCAAGGTCGCCGAAGGCATTGTCAGAACGGACGAGGGCAACCTCAACCGAGCCCCGGCCCGTCATCGGCTGGCTACACATGCCCTCGAAAACACCCTCAACGCGACGACGGTACTTCGAAACAAACCACACGCGGTCACCGACCTTGAATGCAGCGGATGACATCGGCGTTACTCCACGACCTTGATGGAGGCCCGGGCGGCGGCAATCTCGTCTTCGCGGATCATCGTTCCCAGATCGCCGCAGAGCGTCTTGCCGAGATCGAGGTCAAACACCTCGTGTCCCTGCGCGCACAGCGCCGAAATGAGCAGGCTGTACAGCATATCCCCCTGCTCGCCGCGGGAGAAATTGGCGATGGCCACGTTGTCGTGCTGGACGGTGTGGCCACCGAACATCTTGCGTGTCGTGAACTTCATGTGAGCGCTCTCCTGTCTACGCTCACTATATAAGACGTCTATTTTTCTCGTCAAGCACCTATGGCGCCAGATCCATCACGGCGCCGATGAAGACCGCCGCGACCTGCGGGACGATGGCGTTTCCATAGGCGCGCAGGCGTCCCACGCGCGTGGGATACCCATCAGCCAGCGGGAATGTTCCGGGCTCAACCGGCCGCCAGACTCCATCCCGGCAGAAGAGCCAATCAGCATCTGCCCAGAAGCCGTTTGTCGGCGCGCCTGCTCTCCCCGGAGAGACCAGTCCGTCAACATCGCGACCATCGGCAACGCCACCGTCACTTTGCGGCCATCGGGGGTTCGTCCCGTCGCGCTGGTCCCAGGTGCTGGACTTTGGCCTCCGTCGCCATTCCCCACCGTCGGCGCCGGCCAGCCAGCCGCGACCAAGCCCGGTGAAATACAAACGCTGCCGGATTTGCGGCGCACCGACGCCCGCAGCGCACAGATCGGCGCCGCCGAAGGCGTAGCCCTCGGCTTCCATGTCAGCGCGTACATGGTGGAGCCAGTCGAGGCCAAGCGGGCTCGCAACCTGCTCTCCAAAAACGACTGGAGGCGCGCCGACGGCGATGAGACGCCTGAACTCAGGCCAGAGGTGACGCTCGTCGTCCGTGCCGCGCTGCTTTCCGGCGCCGGAGAAGGGCTGGCAGGGGCAGCTGCCGGTCCAGACCGGGCGCCCGTCAGGCCATCCAGCGAGCCGGAGGGCGTAAGACCAGAGCCCAATTCCAGCAAAGAAATGACACTGCGTGTAGCCCACGAGATCATCGGGTTGGACGTCACAGATGCTCCTGTCATCGACATCACCGGGAGCGATCTCTCCTGCGGCGATGAGGTTGCGCAGCCACGCGACTGCGAACGGATCGTTTTCGTTGTAGTACGCCGCCATCACGCGGCGCCGATGCATTGCCGTCGCGCGGCGCCCGCCTGCAGACGGAGCGCCATGGCGCTCGCGACCAGATCACCCGCCTCGACCCCGGGCGCCTGCACATAGACCGACACGTCAGCCCCGAAATCGGCGACCGCGTGCAGCAGCGCCAGGTTCTGGTCGCACACGCTCAATCCGCGCTGCACCAGCAGGTCGCAGATGTGCTCGCGCATGCAGGCGTGCAACTCCTGATAAACCGCGGCCCGCAGCTCCTCCCGCGTCACTGCGGGATCTCCTGAAACGCCACGCGCCGCTCGCCGTCCTCCGAAACGGTTCCGACCACGCGAATCTGCGGCTTTCGCGCCGACGCCATCGCGCGGACCACCTCGCTCACCAAGTGACGCGGCGCGCCAATATCCCGGGCGAGCCTCTCGATGGTGACCGGGAATCTCATGCGGCCGGGCAGGGACGCGCGGATATCGGACTTGGACATATTTTTCGCCATCGACATCAGCTCCACCGGACAGCTCCAAGCTGGACAGGAGCATCTTACGCCCGCCGGCTGGAGGGTTTGCGCTCCGGGGCGGGCCCGGCGCTCTCGCAGTGCCGCTCCAGCATGGCCATGATCGTGCGGCAGATCTCGATCTGCACCTTGGTGCGACCAACAGCGACGTAATTTTCGTCGAGCAGGATCTGCTGCACCGTTCGCGAAGGAACGAACACCGTGGTGTCGCTGAACAAGCAGTTCACGCCGCCCGACAGGTACCCACGCACATACGCGTCACCGTGACGGCGACGCACCTCCTCCACAAACGCCGCGGTGACGCCCCGCGGCGCCACCCCGCGCGCGCCGGGCTTCTGCGCCTCGCACGCAGCGATCTGCGCCTGCAGCTCCTCGCACAGCGCCGACCGGACGCGCAGCTCGTCCATGCAGATCGCACGCAGCTCCGCCCGCTTCGGCCACCACGCCACCTCATCGACCCAGCGTGAAGCCGACGCCTCCAAGATGTCCACGGGGAACTCGACCATCATCTCCGCCATCGAGGCGGTGTAGGCCGCAACAGACTCTTCGCTGGCGATGTCGTTCGGTCGACGGCAGGCCGCCGTGATGCGCACCAGCAGCGTCAGCACGTCGGACAGACTGGCGGGAGCCAGCGTCGGCGCAACCGCAGCGAGTGCGGCACGGAGGTCAATCGGCTCGACGTCAGCGCTCAGCTGGATCGACCAGTTTCCGTTCCGCCTCGCGAGCGCGACGCGCGATCTCGATGATCGTGCCGACGCCTCCGCGATCTGCTGGTCGGCTGCCGGTGCGCGGCGTGCGCGCAAGGGCTGCCCGAGTGATGGCGTCAGCGTCGCGATCTCGTTCGTCAAATTTCTGCCTCTTGCGAACCCACTGCCGGAACACCGCGACCCAGTCGACGCGTTCGATCCCTCGGGCGCTGTGCCAGTCCAGACACTCAGCCCACATCGATTCGACCCGGAGTGGCAAGACGCCCATTTTGATCGCAGCCAGCCGCGCCGCCTCCGGAACCTGGTCGCCGTCGGGCGGCGGAGTCTCGGGTCGTTTCGGGCGGCCCCGTCGTTTGGAGGGGGTCTGCGTGACCAGGCGCTCGTACAGCGTCACGGGGTCGGGCTTCGCCGCCGCAGGCGCAGGAGAGGAGTCGAGATTATCGACCGTAGGGAGATAATCTCTGGGTCGTTCTGTGTGCTCCAGCTTGAGCACATCGGCCCCGATGTTCTCTTTTGAGCACACCGGATGGGCCCCATCGGCTTCCGATTTCCCGGTGTGCTCGTCCAGGCACACCGGCTTTGGGGTGTCTGCAAATGGCGGATCTAGAATCACCCGGTAGAAACAGCCGACCTTTCCCTTGCCGGGGAGGGTGCGGGGCCGGGTCTCGACGTAGCCGGCGCCGACCAGCCGGGTGATGGCCTTGCTCACGCTCGTGCGGGCGACGTCCAGCTGCTGGGCGATGCGCGCCTGGTTGGGATAGCACCACCCCTCATCGTCGGTGTGGCGGCCGAGAACGCACAGCAGGCGCAGATCCAGCAGGGTGAGGCGGAGATCGTCCGCCGCGCGCCCCGGAATGATGGAGAGCCTCGGGCCCTTACGTGGTGCTGACACTCGAACCTCGACTCAGGAAACGCAAAGATCGACCGCTTGGTCGATGTCCATGCAGACGGTGGCGGGGTAGGCGCGATAGCGCGCCGCGGTTTCATTGCCGCTCCCAAACCGGCGCGCGCCGGCGGGTCGGATCACACAATACGCGAGCCCCGCGCGCTCAATGCGCTGCAGGCATCGCAACAGGTATTTCTGGTCCACACGTTCGTCGCCCCAGCACCGCGCCATTTCGCACAGGCGCAGCGGCTCGGGACTGGCCGCCAGAATCGCGATCAGTCGGCGCACGTTCTTGCGGGCTTCCGCGCCCAGTCTCGGAGTCGCAGAAGGTTTATTATGTAAACTGAGGCTCATGGGGACTCACTCCCGGGTCGGGAGGAGTGATCCTATGTCGGGTTCTGCAGCCGCTGCGCACGTTCTTGCGGAATCGGGCGCCAAGGCCCTATATGAGATGCGCGTGTGCATCTGGAGTGTCTCCAAGGGAAGATGCGCTCGCCCACCCGCTAAAACAGCGAACAGACGAACGGCCTGGCGTTTGCACCGCCAGGCCGTTCAGCGTTCAGGGGACTCGCGAGTCGCGTCAACCGCTGGCGAACCCTATTTCGTCACCTTGGTTCTCAGCAGCTTTTCCTGCCGCTTCTCTCGGTCGCGCTTCAGCCATTGCTCCATCTGAAGCGTGCCGCCGCATCCGGCGTCCCGAGCGGCGAGCACGCGCCGGAATCCGTATTCGTACACGAGCGCCCGCTCGGCGGGCTCCATGCCGTCGATCAAAGCCTGCTCGGGGATCGAAATCTGCCGGCGCCGCAGATCACAACGCAATGCGAACTCGACCCCGCCATCTACAGGCGCGAGATCTCGCGCCCGACGTCGCAGGTGAGCCCTGCGTTGTTTCGTGGGCTTATCCACCCGAGCCTACTCCCGGCGAGGCTGCGATCATGCGGTTGTTCCAAACGCCGCGTTGCAGGTTGATGCTCCAAAAATGGTGCATAATTCCAGATAGGGAACGGTTTATGGTGCAGGCGGTGGGGTAGGCTCCACCTCCGGCGCGGCTGCGATCACCGCGTCCATCAGCGCCGCCAGCAGCGCCAGCGCGGCGCGGTCGGGCGGGGTCTCGGCTTCAGTCAGCGGCAGCTGTTCGGAATTCCCGGACAACTGAATCGCCAAGTTCCCCGTCCTCAATGAACTTGTTAACAACTCCGCTCGCGCCCGGTGGGGGCGTTGCCCGCCAGCGCGGCGCGGTCGGGCGGGGTCATGGGGTGGCGGCTCATGGAAGAGCCGCCCGCACCCCGGCATCTTTCGCCTCCAGCAGCTTGCGCAGGGCGACGGTGCGTTCGGCGCTTCGGGGCAGCATCAGCAGCCGCTGCGCCAGAAGCGCAAACATCCGCGAGTGCGGCTGCAGGTGTTCGGGAAGGTGCTCGTAAGCGAAAAACTTCAGAATGGCGTCTTCGCCGACATTGCCTTCCAACGTCGGATGCGCGTTGGCGACGATCATGTCCGCGAGATTGAGCGCCTGGTCGCGCGGCATCGCTATCTCTGCCGTTGGCGGATTTTCCTGACCATGTGGGCGCACTGTCAGCCGCACGAAGTCGGCGGGCCAGTGATTGGTGTGATCGGGCAGGTAGTGGGCCGCCACGTACCCAACCATGCCAGACGGGGGATTGGGCGGCGTCCAGCCAAAGATTTGACGGTCGGTCATCAGATCAGTCCTTTGTCGGTGGCCAGCCATTCAGGGAGGGTCAGCACGCCGTCGGCCAGTTCGGCTTGCGATTTCGGGATCCAGACGGCGTGGTCTCGCTCGCCATCGTCAGAGACGAGCCACGCTTTTTCGGTTTCGTGATGAAGCTGCACCGCGAAGTCGATCAGGTCGCTTTTCATGGCCGGTCTCCACAACAGAACGCCAAAACCGCCTGCAAAACCCCGCCCACGCGCCCGGCGGGAGCGTTGCCCGCCAGCGCGGCGCGGTCGGGCGGGGTCATGGCTGGGGCTCCTCACATTGTGTGGACCTTGTGCAAGGATTTGGTCGCGACGCGATGAAGCATATCGCCGCCGCGGCCACGATGGCGATGGCGCGAAAACTTTGTACGTCGGAAACGGGCCGCGGCAGGAACAAGACGGACAACAAAAACGTCAGCAATAGCCCCACTGAGACAATCAGAAAGGCGGCGCGCATAATCGGCGCGATGCCTGCGTCGCGCAGGAATTGTCCGTCTTTCATGCTTCAATCCGGATAGTGGCGGCGGCCCGGCGACCGCTCGATGTTTTCGACCACCGCCTGCGCAGCGCTGATCTTGGCCTCCGGCACATTCGACAGGATCGCCAGCGAGATCCAGTGCCGGATCGTGTCCGGCGCCAGCGGATCGCTGGGCTTCAGCGTGAAGCTCGGCCGCGGATCGTAGGACTCGTACAGGCAGGTGAACTGATCGTCGGTCATGTGGACGAGCTGACCGGCGCCGATCTCGACAATCCAGTCGCCAGCTTTGCACCATCCTGCGCCCGCCAGATGGAAATGGGACTCCGCCTCCTCGACCGCGGCGCCGAAGATCCGCGCGTCACCCCGCTTCATCCACCGCACCGCGCGCACTGGCTCCGCCTTGCGCGTGTAAAGGTCATCCGACATTCATCGCCTCCTCGACCTTGCGGTCCCTGATCCAGGTTTCGCCCGCCTGCTCGGCGTAGAACTCCCGCCCCGCAAAAGTCATCAGGTATCGCCCCTCCATACCCTCCATGGGCGGCCCGTCATAGCGACGCAGACACCCCGTCGCCGCGAGCAGCGGCAGGCAGTGGCGCAGGTGCGGCGGGCATCCCTCCCCTCGCGCGATGCACCCCATCACCTCAAATTCCTCTGGGTTGTAAATTGGACGTCTTGAACCCATGTAGCGAATCACCTCGTCTGATGTCCAGATGTTGACCTCAGACGTCTAATGCGCAAGGGTCTGCCCGGAGGATGCAATGACAGGGATGGAAGCAGGCGCCGAAGGCGCGCTCGGACACAACAAGCCGCCGCCGGATGAAGAGCTGGAGGTGCAGGCGCTGGAGCGCGCGATAGCGGCGCTGCCACCCGGAGAGCTGGATGCGTCCACGGTCGTTCAGGCGCGTGCGTTGGTGGAGCGCGAAATCAGCCTGCGGCAACAGTTCGAGAAGCGCCGCACGGATGCGGTGCGCCCGCATCTGGAGGAGCAGCGCCGGATCAACGGGTACTGGCAGGGGCTCATCGGTCGAGGGTCGAGCGCGGTCGAGGGGTTGAAGCGGCGCATCAGCGCCTATCTGCTGCGCGAGGAGCAGCGCCGGCGCGCCGAAGCTGAAGAAGCCCGGCGACAGGCGGAGGCCGCCGAGGAGCGCGCCGTCGAAGACGTCGAAGACCCGTTCACGGCGTTCGACAGAATGCGGGAGGCTGAACGGGCGTTTCACCGCGCCAAGGACGCTGGAGCAATCGCGGACAACCCGCCGAAAATCGTCGGCGGCGGGCGTCGCGCGCTCGGCCTGAAGACCTCCTACGTCGTGGAGGTCGTCGACCCGGAGGCGCTGGTGCTGCACTACGCAAGGCACGCCGACATTGTCTCTGTGGCCACGCGGCTCGCGCAGGCGCAGGTGCGCGCCGCCAAGGGAGATCCGTGCGGCATTCCCGGCATCGCGGTTTCCATTGCGAGGAGCGTCTGATGGCGGTTCTCAGCGGAATCGTGTGTGCCATCGTCGTCTTCGCGTGGGGCCTGCTCATTGGGGCAGCTGTGCAGCGCCGGGGCGACGGATGAAAGTCGTCGTGAGGGCGCGCGCCCTAACGCCGACGGGGAAAATAGAGGCGCGTCGCTTTCGGGAAACGCTCATTGCAGCGCTTGGCGGCAGGAAGCAGTTGGCCAAATATGGAGTGCCCATCGTGAGCGACTCGGTGAATCAGCCATCGCACTACACAGCACATCCCGGCGGCATCGAGTGCATCGACCTGGTCGAGCAGCTGGGGTTTTGTCAGGGGAACGCGATCAAGTATCTCTGGCGCGCCGGACTCAAGGGCGATGCGCTGGAGGACCTGAGAAAAGCGCGCTGGTATGTGGACCGATTTGTGAACTCCGGAACCGCGCGCTACATCGAGGAGGACGTTCAACCCGGAGGGTTGCTGGAGGCCGTTGCCAAGGGTTTCTTGGATGGTCGCGTCGCCGCCGCCATCACCTTCATCGCCGAAGGTTACGCCGAACATCAATCGCTGGCGCTGAAGCTCATCGACGAGCTGATCGCCGAAAGGGAGCGGGCCGATGACTGAATCCCGAGCCGTCACCGTTCCGAACTACGACCTCAAGGATCGGTTCGAATTGGCGAAGTCGTTCGCCGCCTCCGGCTTCTTCGGCTGCAAGACGCCCCATGAAGCGATGAGCCTCATCATGCTGGCGGAGGCCGAGGGGATTCCTGTCGGCGCCGCGATGATGGAGTATCACATCATTGACGGGAAACCGTCGCGCAAGGCGGTGAAGATCGCCGAGCGCTTCATCGCCTCCGGCGGCAGAATTGATTGGGAAGAACTGACCGACTCGGTGGCGCGGGCGCGGTTCACGCACCCGAAGGGCTCAGACGTCACGATTGAGTGGACGATTCAGCAGGCGCGCAATGCGGGGCTTATCAAGCTCGACGACAGCGGCAAGCCGAAACCCAAGCAGGCCTGGGTCACCAACCCGCGGGCGATGTTGCGGTCACGCGTCTGGTCGGAGGGGTGCGTCACCTGCTACCCCGCCTATGCGGTGGTCACCCTCTCCTACGAGGAGGCGCTTGACCTGCTGGATGACAAGCCTGCGCAGCAGCCACAGGAGGTGCGTGGCGCACAGGCGGCGGAGACGCCCGCCGAGGAACCTCCGGAAGAGACCCCGGGCGTCTGGCGCCCAACACCGACGCCGCTGGAGGGAACGGGGTTTCTGCGCGGCGCCGGGCGACGGGACGCTGTCTCGCTGATGGCAGAAGCGCTGGAGCGCGCGGCAGCGCACGGAATCGACGCCCTCGACGCGCAATGGATGGTCGACATCCCCGGCCGGAGCCGCCTTAGCTCCAACGCGCAGTACGGACTGGAAGAGATCTACAATCGGCTGCGAGATCCCTCGCCGCCGGCCCAAGGGGCGGGCGGGGCTGATGGGCCCGCCCCTTCGGGCGAAGATGGGCAGGCGGCCGAGCCAAGTTCCCGTCAGCAATTCGTCGACCGGCTGGTCAAGGAGATGTATCAGCAGACGTCCGTCGTGGATCTGAAGGCGTGGGCGCTGCGAACCTTGACGAGGCCCACCCTCGCCTCACTGAGCGATGAGCAGCGCGAGACGCTGCGCAGCGACTATAGCAGCAAGCTGCTCGCGCTACAGGAAGAGGAGCGTATTAACGGCCTCAAGGTGGCGCCATGACCGCGCAGATCTTCATTCTCGGCGCCCATCCGCGCGCGCGACCGAACGCACTGGAGGCGGTCAGGCTAGCGCCTGACGGCAAGGTGGTGCGGATCAGCGACCGGACGCGGACCCTGGAGCAGAACGCCAAGCTCTGGGCGATGCTGTCCGAGATCAGCGAGCAGGTCGAATGGTACGATCAGAAGCTGACGCCGGACGACTGGAAGACGGTGTTCACTGCGAGCCTGCGCAAGGCCCGCGTGGTGCCGGGTCTGGACGCCGGGACGCTGGTGCCGCTCGGGCTGTCGACGTCGCAGATGACCGTCGCCGAGATGAGCGCGCTCATCGAGCTGATTTCAGCGTTCGCCGCGGAGCACGGCGTCGAGTTCTCGCCAGCCTGCTATCCGTGAGGTGATCCATGAGCCAGCTATTGCGCCCTGTTCGCGTCGCGCTGGAAGCCGAAATCAAGAGCTGGCCGGGCGCCTCGATGCAGGAGGAGCCGCCCGGCGCTCACCCGCGGGCGCGCATCCGGTACGGCGACCAGCACCGGCTGCTGGTGTCGTCCTCGACGCCCAGAAACATTGATGATTGCGCCGCCAATGCGGTGCAGGATCTACGCCGCCTCTTGCGCGAGATGGGCGCCGCGCGCGAGGACGACGGCAGGCGGTCATCTGGCGAGAAGCGAGGGTATCGACAGACGGCGCCACCCAGACCGACCGAGGTGGTGATTTCTGACCCAAGGAGCGGCGGCGGCCTCGGCGATCTGTCCCGCGTGATTACCGGCTTTGCACGCCAGCGCCTGTTGCGCTGGAACGGATTGCGTGTGACGCCGGAGAAGGAGAGCGAGGCCGCGTTGGCGTTGCTTGAAGCGTGGCACCCCGACATCATTGTTGCGGCGGCGGCGCTCATCGAGTCTGTCAGACAGGAGGAGCAGAATGACGACGCATTTGAGACACTGGATCGAGACAGTCACCGCGCTGAAGGCGCTCGGCGTTGAACACGTGGACGCCATCGACGTTGCGGAGCGGCATTCCAACGCACAAGACGACATAGATTTGTCGAGCCGCTGGTTGGCGATCTGCCAGCGGATCGCCTGCGTTGCGGAAGAGAAGGCGATGGCTGCGCTGGAGTCGCTCATCTCCGAGCGCATCGAGCAGCGGCTTGCCGAAGAGGCGGCTCGCGCGGCAGAGGCGATTGAGCGCCTGACACGAGAGCGCGACGAGGCGGTGCGGAAACTGGGTCTCCCCCACCTGGGTGACAATCTGATGCAGAAGCCGACGGGCTCTGTGTCCCTTGGCGCGGGCCGGTTTGCGCGGATTCGTGAGGCGGTCGCCAGCGAGCCGCACATGCCGGATGGCGGCGTCTGGCGCAGCGCGCGCGGGCAGCATTATGCGCGGGCGCCGCGGTGGGTGATCGCGGATGTGATCCGCATCCTTTTGCGCCACGGCGGGCCGGACAATGAGCGTAGCGGCGCCTTCAGCGCGATCACCAAGACCTATGGGTTTGGCGGCGCAACCATCCGTCTGATCTGGGCGGACTATTGCCGCGACCTCGGATTGGGCTATGATGGCGAGCCGGAGACCGCCGAGCGCCGCGCGGCGGGCGGCGTCGCGGTGGGCCCGGCGATGCCTGCGGGCTTTGTTGAGCGTGTCTAGGTCGCCGTTCCGCCGGCGCTCGCTCACAGTCAAGGAGCATGCAGCCATGTTCGAGCGCCAGGGCGGCGTCTGCGCCTGCGGGTGCGGCGTCGCCCTGGGCGCCGAGGAGGGTGTGATCGCCGAGCACACGATGCCCGTGGCGATGGGCAATGAGGAGAAGCCCGATGCGCTCTGGCGGAAGACGTGCGCCTCAGAGAAGACCGCGCGGGATCTGACGCAGATCGCCAAGGCGAAGCGTCAGGCGGGTGAGACAGGGCAGCAGGCGCGTCGGGCCCGGGGCGCCACCAAACAGATCCCGGCGCGCGTCAATCCGTGGCCGCCGAAGGGCACGCGAAAAATCCCCTCCCGCCCCTTCCCCAAGCGGCCACGGTCCTGATGGATCAGGTCGTGGGGCGCCCGCGCCCGCGGGGCGGCGGAATCGAAACGCCGCGGCGGCGCGCGGTTTCGCGCAGAAGCCTGCGCAGGAAGGCCTGGACGGTCTCGTCCGAGCGCTTCAGGCGGCCGGCTGCGTCGATCTCTGCGTCCGACAGGCGCAGCGACATCGCCGAGCCTTGGCGGGATGTCTTGGCAGTGGGTCGTGGAGTCGGGGACATGACGTCTAGAATATGGCGGCCCGGGCGGAGAGATCAATGGTCGACGTCACCTGGATGAGTCTGGGCGGCGTGGAAGGCGCCCGCCGGTTCGAGGACCCCGAGCGAGCCTGGGCGTGGGTGCGACGCGCCGGCCAGCGATGCGCCTGGATGGAGATGCGCGACGAAAACGGAGCCCTGCTGGGCGTCCACTATGGACCCCCGACATGGGAGCGCGAAGAAATTTTGATCGGCGGGCTTGACCGGGAAAAATAGACGTCCTATTTGAAGGTGGTCGACGGGACGACCGCCGGCGTCAAAGCAACCCTCTCAAGGAAGCCTACCATGACTGAAGTCCAGATCCTCGACCGCAGCGAAGCCACCCCGTTCGACAGCGCCCGCCCGGCGTCGGTGAACGCCGACGGTTCGTTCAAGGTCGCCAACCTGAACGGCGGCCAGTCCCGCATGGAGCTGTCCAACCAATGGTTCCGTCGTCCGTCGGACGAGCGTTTCCTGTCGCTCGATGACCTGCAGCGCTCCGTGCGCCGCCGCGCCGACGAGACCACGCAGCGCACGGTCGACACCCGCAAGGTGGAGTTCATCGCGCCGGTTCCGGAGACGGTGGAGGACACCCACGTCCTCAAGATCGGCGGCCCGGATGGCGTCGAAAGCGAGCCCACGCACTGGTCGTTCGGCCAGCTCGCCGGTCTTGCCGGCGCGCCCGCGGGCTACCTGCGCAAGCTGCCCTCGCAGATCGTCGCCGACAACCTGAACTACGGCCTGCGCTATCTGCGCACCGTCGAGCAGGTGAAGCTCTATGAGCGCCCGGGCCTCGATCTGCGCGCCGCAACGGGCCCCGACTATGGCCGCATCTTCGATCACGAGGTGGTTGAGGCGGTGCGTCAGGTTGCGGGCAACGGCACCGGCGACACCCGCTGGAAGATCCCGGGCGTCATGGACTGGCGCACGATGGTCTACAACCCGAACGTCGCGCCCACGAAGGACACCACCACGCTCTACGCCAGCGACCGGGACGTGTTCATCTTCCTCGTCGATGACCGCAACCCCATCGTGGTCGGCAAGGCGCGGAACGGCGAGGACGACATCCTCTTCCGGGGCTTCTATGTGTCGAACTCGGAAGTTGGCGCCGGCGCGATGACGCTGGCCACGTTCTACCTGCGCGCGCTCTGCTGCAACCGCATCATGTGGGGCGTGGAGGGCTTCGAGAAGCTCTCGATGCGGCACTCCAAGAACGCCCCTGCCCGCTTCATTGCGGAGGCTCAGCCTGCGCTGATCGAGCTGACCAACCGCTCGGACGCGCGCCTGATCGAGGCGGTCGCCGCCGCGCAGAAGGCCAAGGTCGCCAGCGATCAGGAATCGGCGCTTGAGTTCCTCAAGAACCGCGGCCTGAGCGGCGCCCAGTCGAAGAGGGTGCTCGACGTGTTCGAAAAGGAGGAAGGCGGCAAGGCCCGCACGGTGTGGGACATGGCGCAAGGCATCACCGCCGTCGCCCGCGAGATCGGCCACCAGGACGAGCGCGTGGCGCTGGAGCGGGTCGCCGGCCGCATGCTGGACAAGGTGGCGTAAACCGAAACCGCCGCCTGCAACTGGGGCCCGCCTTCGGGCGGGCCCCAAACTTTTCTGGAGACAGCATCATGGGTGAAATTGAGGAGCGCCTGACTCAGGCGGAGAAGATCGCCAAGATCGCGGACATGGTCACCGGCCTGTCAGGCGACAAGGACGACCGCCATGAGCGCTGACTCGGAAAAACGACTTGCGAAAATGTACACGCTGGAGGAGCTGGCGGCGCTGATCGCCATCGAGGCGCCCAAGCGGCAGGCAAGGTACGTCCTGACCTGCGGCGTGTCGTGGGATCTGGTGAATGCAATCCGCATGAAGCTGGAAGAAACGGGCTTTGACTGGCGCGCTGCCCAGAAATCGCTGCGAAAGATGGAGCGCGAGACATGAGCGGTCCAGGATGGATGCGCGGACGCCCGGCGAAGGCGTTGCTCCGCAAGCGCCCTGACACGCGCCGGCGTCGGGTGATCGCGCTGACGCTCCTGCTCGCCAGCCACCCGACGCAGGCGGATCTGATGTCGCCCGCCCGGTGCGCGCACGCGAAGCTGCACTTCCTGCCAGAGACGAAGGACCGCGGCGCGCTGCTGCGCGCGGCATTCCGAGACCTTCGGGTCGCCATGGAGCAAGTACGACCATGAACGATGCAATGCAGGTGTTCCTCCTCTTTTTCGCGGGCGTCTTTGGCGTCGGCTTGGCGCTGATCGCAATCACGGCGCTGTTCGTGGTCTTGCGCTTCGGCGAGGAGCTGCTGATGAACCTGAATCGGGCCCTGCGGCGCTATGCCTGCCGGAAGGAGATCGTCACCGAGTGGCGCGACCCCGAGACGATGCGGCACGCGCGGCGCTTCTACATGCCGACGCCCGAACGCGTGGAATTGGCGCGCAGGGGTGAGGCGCTGCAGGAGCCGCCGGGACAGCGGCAATGAACAGAGCCGCTGCCCTCCTCCGCATCGGGCGGATCTTCGTGGCGCTTGGCGGCATGGCCGCCGGGGCCGCCGGCGCCGTTCGGATCGCCGGGCTCGCTTCGATGGAGGCGCCCATCGCGGCCTCCATCCTCACCGCGCTGTACGGCGCCTACCTCATGCACAAAGGACGAAACACATGCCCCCGAGACACCTTGCAGAACCCGAGCGCCAATACTTGATCGAGGTGCAGCGCAAGACCGACACATCGTGGCTCTGGCTGCTGACCTGCGACCGTCGCGTGCAGGCGGTGGACATCATGACCGGGTACTACGCCAGGCACTATCCGGATCGCACCCTGCGCGTGCGCGCCAGAGGGTCGACCGAGGTGATCGCGCGGCACAATCCCGGCGTCGGGCTTGAACTGTAAAATAGACGTCCTATTTATGGAGAGACAGGAGACGCAATCATGATCGAGCCCCGGGGAATAGTCTATGTCGTGCGATGCTCGCCGTTTTTCATGGCGATGCTCGACCGCGCGTTCGACGTGCCAGACGACATGCGCCGCACCGACGCGTACTTTGTCGGCGAGGCGACCATCACCAGCGATGGCTTTCTGATGTGTGACTTCGTCGACGCGGACGGCGTCATGCACCACGGCGCCTTCGTCGCGCACTGGAACGACATCGCCGCGCAGGCGAACGGTCTCGACCGGCACATTCGCGAGAACATCGTGTCCGACTGGGGAACCCCGGTGCAGGACGCCATGTGGCGGTGGGTCGGCGCCGATTTCCGGGGGGCTCGCCCATGCTGACCCGCGCTTGGTACATGAGCAATGAAGGCGCGCCGAAAGGCGACCGGGCCTTCAACGAGTGGCGCGAGGAGAAGCACCAGCGCTACTTTCTGGAGATCGCGCTGGAGGCCGGGCTCACGGAAAAGGACGTCCCGGCGACGCGCGACGAGATTCGCGAAGCGCTGGCCAACGGAGACATCCACCTGAACACGATCCCGCTGGCGCGCTGGGATCAGAGGTCGATCTCGATCACGCGCGGCGGCGGCCCACTCCACCAAGCTTACAGGCGCCGCGGCGACGTCAATTTCACGCCGTACGATGGCGTGTGTCCGCTGAAAGCGCTGGCGCGCCACCTCGCAGCGGAGACGGTGTGATGGCGCGCTACTTCCAGATCCTGACCGGGTTGCGCGGATGCTACATGCCGAACAACAGCTATGTGGTCCGGTGTGAGACTCGCCGCGAGCTGAAGGAAATCCTGCAGTCGGAAGCCAACGCACAGGGCGCGTGCGCATCTGGGCCCGGTTACGCCTACGGCCTCTCCAAGAAGGATGTGGCGTGGGCGGCGGCGCATGCGTGGCGGCGCGGATCAACCGGCGCCATCCTGCCCTTCTCGCACGAGCGCGGGCGCACCAAGCCCTTCTCCATCGAAATCCACATCTCCAACCGGGAAGACTATCTCGCACAAGAGGAGCGCCAAGCATGACTCACTATTGGGTGCTGCGTCGTAACGGCGATGGCTGGTACGTCTGTCCACCCGGCCGCCGCAAGAGCTACTCCCCGTTCGCCGAGCACGCGCGGCGGTACGGGACAGCAGACGCCGCCGCACGCGACGCCTGCGGAAACGAACGCGTCGAACTAGCCCCCCGAACTCAGGAGAGATGACAATGGGCTACACCCACTACTGGACGCAGACCAAGAAGCGCATCTCGAAGGCCGCATGGAAGCAGATTTGCGAAGACCTTCGAACGATCTGCGATCACGCCGAGCATGTGCAGGGCGTGCCGCTGGCGAAGGAGTACAACGAGGGCGGCGTGCGCCCATTCTTCGGGCCGGATCACCTGACATTCAACGGCATCGGCGATGACGGTCACGAGACCTTCTACATCGAGCGCAGTGTCGTGCGGGCGCCGCGCTACCCGGGCGAAAACCCGGCGTGGGCGTTCTGCAAGACCGCGCGCAAGCCCTACGACATCGCCGTCGTCGCGGCGCTCTGCTATCTCTGCTCGGTCGCTGAGACGCACACCGCATCGAGCGACGGCGATTTGGAGGACTGGACCGCCGGTCTGGAGATGGCGCGCCTTGCCCTCCCCCGCTACGCCAACACGCTCGACTATCCGATGGAGATGCTGCGGGCGGCGCGCTGGGAATACAGCACCGTTCCCGACAATCCCGCTGGGTACGGCTGCGGCGCCAGCAAGCGCGAACAGGCCACGCACCCAACCATCCGGTTCTGCGTGGACGGGCGCGCCTATGTCTTCCTCGGCGACGATGTCGGGCCTGCGGTGCATTGCTGGCCGACTCATGCGGCGGCGCTGCAATGGATGATCGAGACGCGCGAAGGCGGTTATCTCCCAACTCACATTCGGGAGGCGGTGGCCAAGGGTTATCGCGCGCGGCTCGACTGCACGAGCGACTGGGAGCCGAACATCTGGAACCCGACAGGATCATTCGATAAGGACCGCTGGGCGCGATTGCGGAGGATGCAGAGGGCGGCGTTTACTCTGCTCCTGAATCCAGGCGATGTCCCTCAGCCTCCCGCCTATGTGCGCCCGGGAAACATGGTGCAAATCGCAGAGAGCGACGACGCAATCGCAACTGAACTGGGGCGCATACTGCGCGCCGCATGATGCGCAAAAGGTCAAGACTTGATGAGCAGTGCAGAGCCGAAACACTCCCCGCTTCGCGAGCGCCTCGATCAGGTGGTGGGAGACATGATCGACGAGCTGGGTCAGCGCGATACGGCTCTGCACGTCGTCGACGCCCTGATGGGTGCGCTGGTTTCGCCGGGGCGTAGCGGCGCCGCCAACATGAGGCACCCCGCACAGGCGGGCACGGCGGTGCGCGCCGCAGTGATACTGGCCGAGGCGCGGTGGGGCGCCATCTTTGCGCGCGCCGAAGCGCTGAAAATGGCGATGGCCGTGAAGACCCCCGGCCGCCCTCACTGGGCGCAGGTGCTGGAGATTTCGCCCCTCGCCTCCCCCGAGGAGATCCGCGCCGCCTACCGCAAGAAGGCCGCGCTGGCGCACCCGGATGCGGGCGGAAGCGTGGAGGTCATGTCGGAGCTGAACGCCGCCAGGGATGCGGCCCTGAAAGCGCAAGGGTAGCCCAGACGCCCTGGATGGGCCGCCGGATCACGACGAGGGGTGCTTGTAGGCGCCACCGAAGGTCGTCTGGGCGCGCCCACGGTGCGGCGCGTCTGCTAACAATCCATTAACCGCCGCACCGCACCCTGACGCCATGCTCCCAACACCTGAAGCCCTCCTCACCGTCATGGCTGGCCTCCTGCTCGCCAGCGTTGGCGCGCCGATGTGGTCGTGCCTGACCGTCATCAATGGCGTCGGCCCGCGCCTGAGCGTGGTCCTGCGGCTCTCCGGGGCCGGCCTCGTCGCGCTCGGCGCCATGATCTGCCTCACGGGGCTGCTGTTCGTTCGATGAGCGCGCGTCGACCAACCACCTGGGTGAAGCGCGTCGTCGTGGGCTGGGCGCTGTTTTTGGGTGGATTCGGCGCCTGGGGCTGGGCCACCGGCTCGGCGGGCCCGAGCGCCATCGTCAGCGTCTTCGCCGCAGCCATGATGCTCAACGCCAGCCACCAGCTGCGCGAGGCCCAGGAACACGCACGCCGCACGTCCATGGGGATCTGGACCGCGGCGCTCATCCTCTTCGCCGGCTGGAGCGGCTACAGCGCCCACCACGCCGCCAGTCTCGCCCGCGCGGATCTCGGGACGATGGAATCGTTCTGGCTGCTGGCCTTCTTCACCCTCTCCTCGCTGATCGATCCGGCGCTGATGTGGGCGGTGAACGACACCGAGCGCGGGTCGGCGACCGCCCCGGCGCCGTCGGCGCCCAGGCTGGCCACCGAAAACGGTCACGCGGTCACCGATGCCGTGGCCATGGCGTCCACGGTGGCGGCGGTGGCGTCCGCAGTGGCGTCAGGGGCGACCACCCCGGCGGAGGCGGCGACCGCCCCGTCGCCCGCGCCTGCGAACGTGGGCGCCGAAAGACCGGCTGCGGTCTCCACGGTGAACTTTCCCAGCGCCCGGGCGCATGTCGAAGCGCTGCACGCCGGCGGCATGAATCCGACCGCCATCAGCCGGGAGACCGGCGTGCCGGTCACCACGGTGCGACGCTGGACGGCGGCCAGGCTCCGGTCGCCCTTGTCCGACCAGCAGAATCGTGAGAGCTAGACGTCTGCCAGCCGGCGCCCGGGCGTTCTTCGTGTCCCCCGAAAGAGCGCTTGCCCGTTGCATCCTCCTGTCCAGAGGGCGCCGGCTGGCGATGTTTCACATGAAACACCGCGCCTGAGTTCAGCGGGTCGTTTGCTGGCGCAGCCAGAGGCGGTCTCGGTCCAGCTCGCATTCGGCGACCGCGCCGCTGGCGTCCGCCTGCAGGGCGAAATAGGCGCGCGCCCATTCAGCCGGCGTCCAGCCCGCCATCTTCTCCAGATCAGGGTCGCCGGGAAGCGCCGGCCGCGTGCAACGTTCCGGCGGGGCTTCCGCCGGCAAGGAATTGAGCACGACGCGCGTCGGTCTCGTTGCGCAGCCGCTCAACGCGATCACGCAGCTCGCGAAGATCACCCACAGCAAGATCGGGCCCAAGGGGCGCCTGAAGAATGTCGTCCACTGCATTGCGCGTCTCTCGGATGATGACGACGCGGTCGCGGGCGGCGGCGTCGCTGATGGCCTTGTCGAGCGTCGCGACGCGGGCCTGGAGGGTGGCGGTTTCGGCGGCGATCCGGTCCTCGCGCGCCTGCGCCTCACGGCGCGCGTGCGACAGCCCGCCCTGACGGGCGAGGAAGGCTGTCACGGCGAGCGCGAGCACCGCGGCCAGCGCAAGGCCGGCTCCGGTAACGAGGCGTGGCGGCAACGTCATCCGGCGGCGCGGGCGGCGCGGATGATGCCAGCGATCCCGCCCTTGTCGACGGCGCCGCGGAACATGAACGTCGTGGTGACGAATCCCGCCAGCCAGATGTACGGATCGAGATCGATGGGCGGCAGGTCGCGCGACACGATGTTCGAAACGAACGCCCAGCAGACGATCACGAGCGCCGCCCAAGGGAAAGCGCGACGCCAGCCGGTGTCGAGCAGTTTGGCGAGGAACACCGTGACCGGGTTCGACATGCTGCCGCCGCGCGGGGCGGCGTGGAGCGGGACATCATTCACTGGCGCGGCGCGGCGGCGGCGCGAAGAAGGGGTGGGGGGCGCATCAGTCATGCGTAGATGATACGCGCGTCGCCGGGCGCGCTGCGCTCAGCTCAGGCCCAGTCGACCTTGAATTGCCCCGCCGCGCCAGCCGTGGGAGCGCCATCGGTGTCGTTGCCGCCGCCACCGCCGCCGCCCGGGGCCGTCGCTGCGGTGGGCGCGCTGACGCCAACCACGGCGCCGAGGCCGCCCGCCGCACCGGACGCGCCGGCGCCGCCGTTGACGGTCGTCGTGCTTGACCCGTTCGTGTTCGTTGCGCCGCCGCTCGCAGTGCCGCCGGTGGCCGTGCCGGTTGTCGCCGGGCCGCCTTGGCCGCCGCCGGCGCTGTGGGCGATGCCGGCAAATCCGCCGGTGCCGCCCGATGTCGTGGTCGCGGCTCCATTGCCGCCCGCAGTTCCTGTGCTCACAGCCTGATTGCCGCCGGCCGCAACGGAATAGCTGAGCTGGTCACCCGGGGAGACGGATACCGTCGTGACACACCGCCCGCCGCCGGCGCCGCCGCGCGCGACGGCTGTCGAGGACGTGCGCCAGCCGCCGCCGCCGCCGGAGCCGTCGCTCGTGATCGTGGCGCTACTGACTCCGGCGGGCGCCGTGATCGTTCCCGATCCCGACGTGAAAATCTGGGAGAAGGGGACGAACGGCGCGCCGCCCGCCAGTATGCCAGCGAGGCCGGGCAGCATCAGGCCACCGCCTTGGTCAGGGTGGCGTAGGTCTTGCCGTTCGACAAGGTCTGGTAGAACAGCAAATCCTTGGCGTTGGCGGCGGTGGAAAGCGTCGGGTCTACGCCGCCCGCGAAGAGCCAGTCGGCGTGATAGGCGAGGGTGCGCCCCCCGGTTGCGTCCTGAATGATCTCGATGACGCCGGTCTGGCCGTTCTTGACGTTGGTGGGTGCGCCCAGTGTGCGGTTGCCGGCCAGTGTCACCTTGGCGTTGAGGAACGTCGACATATCGACCGCGATGGTGACGGCGTCCGTCAGCGTCACATAATCCGCCGCGCTCCAGACCTTGTCGGTCGAGAGCGCCTTGGCGGCGGTGTTGGCGCGGTACTGGGCGGCGGTTGTCTCCGCGAACGTCGCGATGGTGCCGAGGCCGGTCACGCCAGCCGCGGGCAGCCCGGTGCAGTTGGTGAGGGTGCCGGAGGAGGGCGTGCCCAGCGCGCCGCCGTTGGTCACGAAGGCGCCGGAGGTTCCGATGTTGACTGCCAGCGCCGTGGCGACGCCAGTGCCGAGCCCGGTCAGGCCGGTCGATACTGGCAGCCCGGTGGCGTTGGTGAGCGTGCCCGACGAGGGCGTGCCCAGCGCGCCGTTGAAGGTCACGAAGGCGCCCGCGCCGCCAACCGCGACCGCCAGCGCCGTGGCGACGCCCGATCCAAGGCCCGAGACGCCGGTCGAGATCGGCAGTCCGGTGCAGTTGGTGAGGACGCCAGACACCGGTGTGCCCAGCGCGCCGGAGGCGAAAAGCAGTGCTCCCGAGCCACTCTCGTCGGTGATGAGCGCGCGCAGGTTGGCGCTGGTGGGGGAGGCGACGAAGGTGTCGAAGTTGGCCGCGCGGGTGATCGCGGCCCAGCTGGCCAGATCGGCGTCGAGCGCCACCTGCCCGACAATGTGGAAGGCGCCGCCGGCGGTCCGTCGCAGCAGGTACGAACCGCCCGAGACGATGTCGCCGATGGCGACGGCGCTGCCGTCCGAGCGGTAGATCGTTCCCGCACCCAGTCCGTCCACGTTCAGCGTGGGCGTCGTGGTGGTGTTGGTGCTGTTGGGGACCAGCAGGAACAGCATTCCGGTGGCGTAGCTGGAGAGCGTATGACCGGACGGGGAGGCGATGGTGTAGGCGTTGGCCGCCCCGCCGTAGGTGACGGTGCCGGAGTTGCCGCCCAGAATGTCGATGAAGGCCTTGTGCCGCGCCATCTCCGCCCGGGCGGAGTTGTTCGTGATCGCAGCGCCCATGCCCTCCGCCTGGTTGACGGTGGAGTCGGCGGTGCCGTTGCTCCCGGCCGTCACCGACCAAGACCAGATCGCATTGTCGGTCATCAAGGGTTCCTGCTAAGACGGACGTCGATAGACAGGGAGATTACCATGGCCGCCCTCATCCACATTTTCGGCAAGGAGACCCTGCTGGCGGTCATGATCGCCGTGATCGTCGTCGGCGGCCTGATCGTGGCGCTGCTCGAATATCGCCGCCTGACACTTCTCATCGTCGCCGTGGTGGCGGTGATCCTTGGCCTCGCCAAGCTCACGCAGGTGGTGCTGTCGATCTAGTAGCCGATCTGGCGGTCCTGCCCCAAGCCAGCGCCAGACTGGGCGCCGCTCACCGCCACATTGTTCGCCGACCGCGCGCGCTGCTCGGCCCGCTCGCGAAGCAGGCGGAAGATTTCCTTCACCTGCTCGGCGGAGTAGGGGTCGTCGGTTGACTGCAGCAGGAGGCGGCCAAGCGCATCGCGTCGGCGTTCGTTCATGCCGGAGGCGATATCGTTCAGCATTGCGCTTCCGAACTTCCAGGCGGCGTCAATGGGCCCGTTCGGCTTCTGGATGTTGACGGCGTCGTCGAGCAGCTCGGCGCCGAACACGCCGGTGTCTGACCCGGAACGCGCGCCGGCGTAGCTGGCGGTGCGGAACAGGCGGCTTTCGGTGGAGAGGGCGTATTTGATGCGCTCCGCAATGTCGGGGCCAAGGATCGCTCTCAGGCGCCGCTGCGTCTCGGTGTTGAGGAGCGCGTCGGCGATGTTGCGGCGACCTTCCTTGTCGCCGGTGCGCAGGGTCTCCAGGATGTCGTCCTTGAGGCCGACCGTGGCGTACTGGCGCTCGAACGGCGTCATCGCCGCCAGTTCTTCCATGGCCGCAGGGTTGAAGCGACCGCGCAGCAGCTTGCGCCCATGGTTCATGGCGTACACCGCAGCGGATTCATCGCCCCACTTGGCGTTGGCGTCGCGATAGCCCGGAATGAGATCGTCGAGCGCACGACGCAGCGTGCCGCGCAGCGCGCGCACCGTAGCCTCCTCTTCCTCGGTAAGGGGGTTCTGGCTGAGCGGTCGATTGCGCCAGGCCACCTCCTCATCGAGGCCGCGCTTGATGTAGTGGAGCTGGCGCAACGGATTGGAGGAGAGGGGATCAATCTGCGGCGCCGGACGGCCGGCGCTGACCTCCTCGATGGCGCGCGCCATTTGCGGCCTGATCCAGATCTCGTTGGCGCGCCGCGCGGCGGACTGCACGATGGGATCTTCAGCGATCTGCGCGAGGATTGCATTGGCGGTCTGCGCCCGATCAGGCGTGACCGGCGTTCCCCAAATCTTGGCGTACTCTTCCTGGCGTAGACGATCAAACTCTTGGCGCGCCTGAGCGCGGCGCGCCATCATGGCGCCGCCGCCCAGGGCCGGGTCGAGTTCGGCGACCGTGTTCATTTCCGGCGGCGGCAGCGCGGCATCCAGATCGTTTTCAAGGCGCGTGATGATGTCCTTGTTGCGACCGCTGAACACCTCCTCCGCCAGGCCCGCCGTCTGGCCGGTCGACTTGTTCAGAAACTTCATGGTCTTCTCGGCGCTGACGCCGAGATTGTCGACCATGGTGCGACCGCGACCCGGATCGCTGCGCAACGTCGAGTCGATGCCTGACTGCACATCGTCGAGTGTCTGGCGCGAATTGGCGACAAGGCGCAGAAACTTGTCGAGCGCGGTCTGCTCGATATTGACCGGCGGCTCGGGCGCGGGCGG